GACGGCCAACGATATTATGTTGAAGAAATAAGAGAAAAGATAATTAGAAATAACACAGGAGAAAACAATCCTTTCTATAATAGAACACACACAAAAGAAGTTAGGAAAATATTATCAGATAAGGCAAAAGAAAGACTTGCTACACCCGAAAATAATCCAAGATATGGATATAGATATACAGAAGAGGATAAAATTAAGTCTAGAAAATCTAAAGAAAAATATGGAAGACCTTTTTATGCTGAAGGAACTTTATATAAAACATTATATGAAGCTTCCATAAAATACGACTTGACAAAACAAGCGATAAAGTATAGAATAGAATCATCTAATTATAAGGACTGGTATTATAAATGACCAAGAAACAAGACAAACACCACAAACATTCCCCTGCCCGTTTGTATGAGTTCACACCTGATACTACAATAGATACCAATAACATTATAGAGTTGGCCAACATTGTAAGAGTTGGTATTGGCGGTCATCTATTAGAGAAGTTATCACCAGAGTTACAGAAATACTTCAAGGAAGTGGCATGATACCTAATATAATACATTCTACAGGACCTACAGATAAATCTAAATGGCATCCTGTATGGAATCATTGTATGAAGTCTTGGAAAAATAAATTTACAGAAGATAAATTTACTCATATATTATGGAATGATGAACAGTTGGATCAACAAGTGAGACAATATTATTCAAAATATTGGGAATTTTATCAATCATTACCATTTCATATTATGCGCATAGACTTTGCCGAATATTGTTTAATGCACAAGTATGGTGGTATATATCACGACCTTGATATGTATTGTTATAAAAACTTTTATAATGATATAAAGAATCAAGATTTTGTTGTATTAGAATCTTGTATGCCTGATGAGTTTATACAAAACTGTATGATGGCATCGTCACCTGGTGATCTTTATTGGATCGATCTGATGGATGAAATTGTAAGAACTTTTTATAATTATCCAGATGTACCTGATGTAGAAAAAGGAAAAACCTTAGACCAAAGTTTCTATGTCAAAGACACAACTTCATGCTATATGATGTCTAGATTTACATTAAGGTATCATAGACCGGTTGCCATTTTGTCAAAAGATCAGTATAATCCATCTTGTAATACATATTGTGATACACATAAAACAAAACATATGCTTACTAATATTTGGGGTAAAGATTATATTGAAGGTAACATAAAGAATATGGGAACTTGGGAATCAGGTAGATTCAAAGATTTGCAAGATTGGTATATTCACTTTTACAAACAACGTAATAACTTAGATAAAGATGCATTAGGCGAGAATGCCTAATCTATTATAAGGAGAAACTTATGTCTGATATTTTTCAAAAGTTGTTGGAAGAAACCAACAACGAATATGCCTCTATTGCCGAAAACGGTATTGAGGCAGGAGATGTTTCAGGATTTATAGGCACTGGTTCATATGCAATGAATGCCTTATTATCAGGTTCTATCTTCGGTGGGCTTCCACAAAACAAAGTAACAGCATTTGCCGGTGAACCATCTGTTGGTAAAACTTTTTATGCACTCAACGTATGTTACCAGTTCTTAGAAGATCATTCAAATGGATTTGTATTCTACTTTGAATCCGAATCCGCAGTCTCTAAAGATTTTCTTGCAGGCCGCGGAATTGACACTAAGCGTATGGCAATTGTACCAGTTGCTACGGTCCAGGAGTTCAGGACGCAAGCGGTCAAAATTCTAGATCGGTATCTAGAACAAAAAGGTGAGCGACCACCAATGTTATTCGTCCTTGATAGCCTTGGTAATCTTTCTACAGATAAAGAAATGACTGACATTGCTGATGGTAAGGACACCCGTGATATGACCCGTGCCCAACTGGTGCGTGGTGCTTTCCGTGTCCTTACTCTCAAGTTAGGTAAGGCCAAGGTGCCTTTGATTGTTACTAACCACGTTTATGATGTGGTCGGTTCCTATGTACCTGTGAAGAAGATGGGTGGTGGTTCTGGCCTTGAATATGCGGCATCAACTATCATCTTTCTATCTAAGAAGAAGGATAAAGCATTGGACGACGATGGTGGTCGTACCGGTGCTGTTATCACCGCACACCTCAAGAAGTCTCGTATGACCGTGGAAGACAAGAGAGTAGAAACCTGGTTGAACTATTCCTCAGGTTTAGATCCTTACTATGGTCTCCTTGACCTTGCCGATAAGTTTGGCCTTGTTAAAAAGGTATCAAACAAGTATGAGTTCCCAGACGGAACAAAGGCATTTGAAAGTCAGGTAAAGAAGAACCCAGAAAAGTATTTTACCACAGACCTTCTACAAAAGATTGATGAGGCCTGTCAAGGTGAGTTTATGTATGGTAAAACAAATGCTACTGATGAGGTCAGAGATGACTGAATATAGAAAAATATTTGAAGAATATGGATGTTTATATCTCGGCCAATTGTTAAGTGAAAATGAATGTAAAGAAGCATTACTAAAACTTTTTATCGCAAAAGAAAATGGTGAAAGTATTCATGATGGTATGAATTTTAGTTGTTCTTTTCCGGATAGGCAACTTGATTATCTATTATCAAAAGTGCAACCTGTTATTGAAAAATTAATAGATGTTAAACTTTTCCCAACATATACATATAGCAGAATTTATCATAGAAGTGATATAATGCAACTACATGTTGATAGAAATGCGTGTGAAATTTCAGTGACTATGACATTAGGATATGGAGGAGATTCAATATGGCCACTCATTATTTTACCCAAAAAAGAAACTAAAAAATTAACAAATTATACTAATGATGGGTCATTATATGAAGGTGAAAAAATAGAAATCACATCTTATGTAAGAGAAAGATTGGAAAAAATTACTATAGGAATTGGAGATGGTATTTTATATAAAGGTATGGAATTAGGACACGGTAGAGATAAATTTGTTGAAGGCGATTGGCAAGCACAAGTTTTTTTACATTTTGTAGATGCTAATGGTTTATACAAAGAACACAAATATGATCAAATTAAAAGAGGAACAATAAATGGAAGCGGGTATGGAAGCGGGTATTGATTATAAATTTAGAGATGATTTGTTCAACCCAAAAGAAGATGGTTCAACAGTTCCTATTGAATTAATGGTTGACCCGTTCGCGGGAGTGTGCTATCGTTATACCTATGTCAAGTTTAGAATGGACGAGGATAATGTTCCTCGGATTGGTTATGACTATGAAATCCTCAAGACCAATGACTTGTCTATGATGACACTAAGAAAGAATGAAAAGTTTAACACGGCATTAGGGCTTATTTTAAACTCCTTATTGCTAGATGCGTCAGAAGTGGAAGGTGCTAGTGAGATGAAAGAAGAGGAATCCTAAATAGATTGTAGGCCACGGTGCTACCAACACCTGCCTACTCTAATACTGTTTGGGAGTATCAGCATGTCTATTTATCCTACCGGTTATTATGTTTATGCGTATCTAAGAAAATCCGATAATACACCATATTATATTGGTAAAGGAAAACTACACCGTGCTTGGCGTAGAACATATCATAATGTTTCGGTTCCAAAAGATAGAACTAAAATAGTGATTATGGAATCAAATCTCACAGAGATTGGTGCCTTAGCATTAGAGAGGTTCTATATTCGTTGGTATGGAAGACAAGATTTAGGAACTGGTATTCTAAAAAATCTAACAGACGGTGGTGAAGGAACCTCAGGATATAAACCATCTGAAGAAACATTAAAGAAAAGAGGCGAAGCAATATCCAAGGGTAAAAAAGGTAAACCTGCGTGGAATAAAGGTATGATTATGTCTTATAAGGGTAAAAAGACCGGCCCAAACCCTAAACTAAGTTTATTGAAAAAAGGTGTTGCCTTAGGCCCTCAAAAGGTTGTAAAATGTCCTCATTGTGGCCTTAGTGGAGGAATCGCTAATATGAAAAGATTCCATTTTGATAACTGTAAATCTAAGGTGAAAGATGAAAAGTATTGAAAAGATTATTATAAAAAACCTGATTACCGATTCTAACTTCCTTAGAAAAGTTTTACCTTTCATAAAGTCTGAATACTTCAAGTCAAATGAAGACAGATTACTTTTTGATGAGGTTAAAAACTTTGTGGATAAGTATAATCATTCACCAACATATGAATCCCTATCTATTGAGATTGATAATGTTAGAGGTTCAACTGATGATACTATTAAACATATTCAGAATACAATAAACGAGTTTAAGGAAGACAAATCAGAAACTAACTTTCAGTGGCTGGTGGATTCCACAGAAGACTTCTGCCAAACGGCCGCTATATACAATGCCATAACATCATCACTAGAAATAATGAACGGCAAACATAAACTAGAGAAGGGTGCTATACCCGGTCTTTTATCCGATGCTCTATCCATTTCTTTTGACCCGAATGTTGGCCACGATTATTTGGAACAGTTTGAGGATCGCTATGAGTATTATCACCGTGTTCAAGAAAAGTTGGCATTTGACCTCGACTTCTTTAACAAGATCACTAAAAACGGGGTACCTAGAAAAACTCTTAATGTGGTTATGGCCGGTGTGGGCGTTGGCAAGTCTTTGTTCCTTTGCCATCTTACTAGCAGCTACCTTAATCAAGGAAAAAATGTTCTCTATATTACCTTGGAGTTAGCAGAAGAGGAAGTATCAAAGAGAATAGATGCCAATCTTCTGAACATCACCTTTGATGACCTGATGGTTCTACCAAGAGATATCTACAAATCACGACTTGATAAACTGAAAGCAAAGACAAACGGCAAGCTTATTGTAAAAGAGTATCCAACTTCCTCGGCATCTGCCACACATTTCAGGTCTTTGCTAAATGAACTACACCTGAAAAAGAACTTTGTTCCAGATGCCATTATGATTGACTATCTTAACATCTGTTCAAGTTCCCGTATCAAACCAGGTGTGGCAAATAGTTATACATATATCAAGGCCATTGCCGAAGAACTAAGAGGTCTGGCAGTTGAGTTTAATGTTCCTGTTTGGTCTGCTACACAGCTTACCAGAGGTGGTTATAACAGTTCTGATCCAGATATGACCGATACTTCCGAGTCCTTTGGTTTGCCTGCTACTGCCGATTTGTTCTTGGCACTCATTACAAACGAAACTATGGAACAGTTGAAACAGGTTCAGGTAAAACAGTTGAAGAACCGTTATAATGATCCATCACAGAATAAAAGATTTGTGATTGGTATTGACAAAAGCAAGATGAAGTTGTATGATGTAGAACAATCGGCCCAAGACATTGTGGACTCAGGACAGGAAGAAGTGAAACCTATTCCTAGACAGTTTGATGGTGGTAAGAACAAGTTCAAAGGATTGAAAGTATGAAGCAACTATACAAATACTATCCAGATTTTGATGAAGATGATAACCTATTGTGGTATGTCCATGAGATATCAACTGATCAAATTGTTGCCGAGTTTTTCTTTGAGGATGATGCCGAGGCCTTGTGTATATTCTTGGAACGTGGAGGCGCCTTTGCTGGACATACTCCATCTTTTATGATGGTCAAAGTTCCCACCAATATCAATGATGCTTTTGCAGCGGAGTTTTCATAATGAATGATTCTGCCACACTAAAATATGCAATAGAAACTTTTAATTCTTTTAGAAATTGCGGTCAGTTTAATAATGATGAATTACTAATCATCGAATGGTTCCTTCAAGAACTTTTTGATACTGATGTTGAAAATGGTGAAAGTATGTCAGATTATTTAAATACATCAAACTATGTTAGTAAAGAACAAAAGAAAAGAGCAAATTAATGGATAAAAACCAACTAAAACGACAAGCATATTTCCGAATGGCGATATTCTTTGCAATTACTATTGTCATTGGATTTATCGCTAGCGATATCAATATGTTATCAAGCCAATAGGAGAAAAAATATGTTTGAGATTTCTGATGAAACAAAAGCAAATGCTATTGCTGCAATTAAAGAAGTTCTAAGAGCGGATGGTGTCCATGATATTCATCTGACTGATGATGTTCTTGGAAGAGCATTTGATGCCGCCGTGGCCGCAGTCAAAGCACAATTTGGTATGTAATAAAAGGAAAATAATATGAGAAAATATCTAATGATCGCCGCATTTCTATTCACCACTCCTGCTATGGCAGATCCAGTAGGAGATTTTTTTGGTGGTATCTTCGGCGAACAACCACAATCACAAGTGAAGAGAGGTAAACGTGCGAGAGCAGTTCAAAGCAACGATGATTTTAATATCAGTAATGCTTCTTATGGTGACCATCATTCTGGTAGCAAAATGGTTGCTTCTTACTACGGGCATGGTGAAAGACTTTCCAGACATACGGCCTCGGGAGCAGTTTTCAATCCTCACGGACACACCGCTGCCCACAAAACACTTCCATTTGGCACGGTTCTCCGTGTCTGCCATAGAGGTTGCGTAAATGTTACCGTCAATGACAGAGGTCCATTCGTTCGAGGTCGTCATCTTGATTTGTCTTACGGTGCTGCTAGGGCTATCCATATGGGATCGACATCGACGGTAACGGTAGAGAGATTGAACTAATGGCATTTGATAATTCATACCTACAAAGAAATAATGGATACCTTGCTAGAAAAGAGATTAATAATATAAAAGAGCAACTTTTAAATGTAGATCACAAACGATTGGAGATTTATGGTTGGAAAGTTTATAGTCAAGGAGATGAGGATGGTATTATTGATACCATCTTTCATCGTTTAGGTATTGAAAAAGGAACTTTTGTAGAAATAGGTGTGGAAAATGGTTTAGAATGTAATACTCTTTTACTATTACACCAAGGTTGGAAAGGTTTCTGGTTTGAGGCCAATGAAGATTATGCAAAACAAATACAATCAAAATTTTCATCTATAAAAGAATTAGGCCTTGGTATAGGTAAGATTACAAAAGAAAATATCAATGAGATTTTTAAAAATGCTGGAATTAAAGATTTAGATTTTTTATCCATTGATATTGATGGTATGGATATTTATCTTTTAGAATCCTTAGAAATTAAACCAAAAGTTATTTGTATTGAATATAATGCCAAATGGCCAGCACATATTTCAAGAAAACCTGTTTATGATCCTAATTATATATGGTCTGGAACCGATTATATGGGATCAAGTCTCAAGGCAATTACAGAAGTTGCTGATCAAAAAGGATATGAGTTAGTTGGTACTAGCATAACTGGTGCTAACGCATTTTATGTGATAAAAAATTTAATTAATGATAAGTTCTCAAAAAATAAAGAAATTACTGATCTATATAATCCACCAAGATATTGGTTGATATACGATCATTTTTGGCATATAGGACATCCTGCTGATTTTGGACCATATACAGATGCTTGAACTACTAAAAGACAGAATAGCAAAATTAGAACCTTTTTATGAGAGAAATGCTATTAAAGGTATTTTCTCATGGAAAGATTTAGAAAATTCATTCAATTTCAGACCTTCAAATACACAGAGTAGATTTAAGGTATTTTTTGAAGAAGGTGATGGATATGAATGGCCTAGCCAAGCATGGATATCGGATATTAATGCTTTTCCACCATCCATCATACAAAGAATAACCAAAAAATACCTTTGTCATATTATGGACTCTTCAAGGGTAAATGAAACAATTAATACTATATGTGGTGAATTGGAATCAATAACAAATTTACCTACAGATGCTCATATATACTTTGATTTGACCGACCAACAAAATGTAGGATTCGGAATACATTTTGATTTGGCGCACAATTTAATAGTTCAGGTTGAAGGTAAATCGAATGTAAGAATGTGGGATGTGAAATGTTATGATGATGAAAAGAAAAATGTAAAAGACTTAGAAGAAGAACCACTATTTGAAATAGTAATGAAACCAGGTGATATTTGCTATGCTCCTGCTCATTATTACCATGAAGTCAAGTCCTTAACTAAAAGATTATCGGTTAGTTTTCCTAGTCATACATTGATGACAGAACCTTTCCAAGAAAGAGAGTGGATAAAAATTACTTGACAAACCTTCCTGGTGCCTATATACTAGTGTATGTTGCATTGCAGCATTGTTTCGCTAACTTTAGGAAACTAGGAAAGGAAAAGAAATGAATAAGGTTATTTCTCTTATCGCACTATTCTATTTCGCCAACCAGGCCGTCGCTGCCGATGCTGGCGAATATAACAAAGACACATACCAAAACTACGGATATGCCGCTGGTGCTTCCGTATTCGGTGGTTCAGAACTAAAGGGTGGTCTTCGCGGTGCACATGTAGCATCAAACCATCACACCTCAAACTTCTATTATCCTGGATACGCGGTAGTGCCTAATAAAGAGGATACTAAATAAGATATAATCTAAATCTCTAGGGTTAAAATGTGTATCATCGCCGCAAAATATTTTAAAGATACAGGTTGGGTTTTAGCCAAGAATAGAGATCAAGATTATGTCTCCCACGTATCATTCAAAGACGAGCAAAAAACTAAGGTCGGAGAAATTCTAGTTATGTTTGATCATGACATCTCATACCAAGAAGGTATGAACCACGATGGTTTGGTTATAATGACAACTAGTTTAACTCCGGTCCTTACTCAAGAGACAAATAAAAAAGACGGTGATGATATCTACAAAGCACTCCATATGGAACAAATGGATGCCGTCAAATACCTAATTGACCAGAAAATGACTGGTTTCATCTTTGTAGCAACTCCAAAAAAATTAGTATTGATTGAGGCTACCAGAGAAGATGATGGCACCGGTGAATACAAGTCCGTTGTTCGTGTAATCCCCACCACAGAAATCGTTGTTAGAACCAATCATGGTGTCCGATTACCATGGGCAGGATTTCAGTATGGTATTGATGAGAAGCAGGACGTATGGAGAAAGTCCAGCGAGATTAGGAAGAGACTAACAGAAAAGGTTATGGTAAAAGCCAATTCACCGGAAGAAATGTTAGATGCTCTTGCCGAGTGGCAGATAGATGACTTGCAAATGAACCCGTTCCGTGTTGAAAACAAACCAAGGCAAATGAGAACCATTTTCCAGTGGGCATTAGTTCCATCTGAAGACATAGCAATCATACGCCCTATACAAACTAAAATGCATCTAAAGGTTTCCCATCAAAAACTCCATATAAAGATGCTAGATAATGAACCAATTGAAAAAATATATAATGGAAGGATTAAACATTTTTCCTGTATCAAAGTAGTTGATAACGGAAAAGAATGTAAAACGATAATCCGAGAAGATAGAAAATCATTCAAGGATTTCATAAACTAGTTGACAAGATTTGTTCCTTAGTGTAGGATATAGTATAACTCATGAAAGGTTATGGAAATGAAAAAGCAAATTATCGCAATTGTTGCTGCTATCGGAATTAGTTTTGCTGCTGCTTCTCCCGCTAAGGCCTGGGGTTATGGTTACGGCGGTTGGGGTGGATGGGGATATGGCGGATGGGGTTACGGCGGCGGTTATGGTGCTGCTATGCTCGGCGCTGGCCTTGTAGGTGGTATCATTGGTGGTGCCCTTGCTGCTCCTTATGGTTATGGATACGGTTATGCTGTTCCTGTTGCTCCTGCATATGGTTATGCTCCACAGCGTCCAGTCCGTAAGAATGTAATTATTAAGAATAGTCCTGGTGCTACGGTTATTGAGGAAGATGATTTCGGTTGGTAAGAGGTAAACAATGTGCTATTATACAATCACCACTAATGTAGAAAATAAAGAAGGTCATCTACAGGCAATTATGATTATTGATGCCACAGATGAAGAGATGGCCAAACGAGAGTATATCAAGACGTTCAAGTTATATGAATATAACCTTATAGAAGGTATTCGTATACCAGATGGATTTGCTGGGTTGGTAACTGAACCTATCAAAAAGGTACTATATAAACATGCAACTGGCCGGTCCAATTTACCATTGGTAAGTTATAGTAATTGTGTTCACATGAAATATGATGAGGAATGAAAAAATGAAAAAGTTAATCACGCTTGCCGCCATACTTGCCTCTTTCTCGGCACAGGCTAAGTCTCAACCTAAAAAGGAAGAACTACCTATCTGTGACAAGAGAGAAAGCGTTCTGAAGTTAATGGAAGACTCCAAGTTCTTCTCTTTACTCAACATGACTAACAAGGAAGGTGTGGTAGAGACCATTTGGATTTCAGGTACTTCTATTGCTGTCACCACCAATCCACCTAAAAGTGAGATGACTTGCCTTATTGCTATGATGAGTGATGTTGTTTATAATTCTGATACAGTAACAGGTTTATATAAAGTATTTGAGGCACAATTAAATAAAGAAAAAGGTATCTAGGTGCCTAAATAGATATTCCATATTCTTCGGAATGTGGTAGCCACCTGACCACGAAGGTACTGGCCGGTGGCACTTAACTATTACTGTAGGTCGCGGATGGCCGTCCCACCTACTCTAATGCTTTTCTGGAGCACCAGCAATGGATATTTATAAGTCTTTATCAGACACCTTAGGTGTAGAATATATACCTTCTTCCGATTCATCTCCCCAAAACAACTTTATTCCTTTATTTTCTAATAGGAGCGGATTTGAGGGAAAAAATCATACGGATGAAACTAAGTTATTGCTATCTAAACCAAAGTCGGAGGAGACAAAACAAAAGATTAGTGCTACTATGAAGTCACTAGGATATATACCGCCTTCTCAAAAAGGTGTAAAAAGAACAGAAGAAACAAAAGCAAAGATAAGTATTTCTATAAGAAAATCTATATCAAAAGGAAAAAATAAAAATATTATTAGAAATAAGGATCCTAAAACAGATACACACAAACAAAAGATTAGTATATCGGTAAGCGCACGATTGAGTTGTCCGGAAATAAAAGAAAAGATGTGTAAACCAAGAAAAGAAATGTGTTGTCCTGTTTGTGGATTAGTTGGTCGTGGTGGTATTATGAAGAGATACCATTTCACCAACTGTAAAAGCATCCCCAAATCAATGGGGTGAAGTCCAAAGGCTAACCTTAGGTTTTGGATGGATAAAAGGAAGGAAATACCAATGAAGAAGATTATTCTAGCCGCCATGGCGGCATCTGTTATGTTTGCGGTATGCGGCATGGCAGAAGCCAGAGTCCATTACGGCAAACATAGTCAATATTCAGACCAATCCGTGCAAGAGGAATCCGATCCACTCGCCAGCGTATTTGGCGGAGAAAATTGGAGTGTCTCACCTCAACCACGTTATAAGAACAAGAGACAGGTCCGCCAGTTCCACGAGGAGCAGGAAGAAAACTGGGGTTTCGCCGCAGCTTCTACATCCTTGGTGGAATACGGACACCAACTACAGCGACAGGGGTTCCGTGTTTCGGAACATCCCGCATTTGGTGGAGTCCATCGTGTCCATCACGGGTGGGCCCATTACGCTGGCCGAGCCATTGATGTGAACGTTGGGCGCGGCGTTGTAGAAGCACGTTCTGGATATGCTCATAAGTTTGACCAGCTGGCCGCCGATGCTAGAGCGGCTGGTTACACCGTCCTATGGCGGGTTCCTGGTCATTATAACCATATACATATTCAGCGATAATAAATAGAGGCGGGGAGCAATTCCCGCCTTTCTCTTACAAAATGGAGAATGAAAGTGGCGTTAGTAGAAAAAAACGAAAAAGACTCACCTAATATTCCAAGTTTAGAAGACCATCACTATTACATTTTCTCATCCGACTTTGATAATGGTTCCACATCCGATGCTATGAGTTTTATCATTGCTCGTAACCTTATGAATGGCAAAGACCGTCCTAAGTTTATGAAGTTCATTATCAACTCACCAGGTGGTAATGTGGCATCGGCATTTGCCCTCATTGATACGATGAAGGGTTCCAAGATCCCAGTCTATACATACGGCATGGGCGAGATTGCTTCCTGTGGTCTATTGACCTTTATGGCAGGTGCTAAGGGCAAGCGTTTCATTACACCTAATACTGCTATTCTCTCTCACCAGTTTTCTTGGGGTACCATTGGCAAGGAACACGAACTGATGGCCTCAGTAAAAGAGTTTGAGAATACCAGTGCCCGTATCATCTCGCATTATAAGAAATGTACCGGACAGACCGAGGCGACAATCAAGAAGTATCTGTTACCTGCCGAAGATGTTTGGCTAACTCCAAAAGAGGCAATCAAGTATGGCCTGGCCGATGAGATTGTGGACTTTTACTAATGCTGGAACTAAATACCATCGGTGAAAAACGCCGTAAGGTAGCGGCAGAAAGAATAAAGATTTGTGAAGAGTGCCCGGAACTGGAGACAACTTTGTACCAGTGTAAGGTGTGTATGTGCTTTATGAAAGGTAAAACTCTCTTTATGGACTCTAAATGTCCACTAGGTAAATGGGGAAAACATGAAGAACATAACAGACCTACCATGGATGAAAATAGCAAGTAAGTATATTGGACTGCACGAAGGCACAAGCACAAAGGCCAATCCAAAAGTGGTCAAGTTCTTTGCTGAAGCAGACCATCCAGAAATCAAGAACGACCATACAACACCTTGGTGTGCCGCATTTGTCGGTGCCGTATTAGATGAAGCAGGACTATCTCATACAGGTTCATTATTGGCATTAAGTTATGCCAAGTATGGACAGAAACTAACCAAACCAATGGTTGGTTGTATTGCCACTAAGAAACGAAACGGTGGCGGTCACGTATTCTTTGTCGTCTCTTTTGATGCTAAGTATGTCTATGGTTTAGGTGGAAACCAGAATGACCAAGTATCAATAGCAAGATTTCCCCGTTCAGTTATCAACTCATATTGCTGGCCTGCTGGAGTGCCTATTCCTGACAATGTTATAAATACGGTGGTAGCAAATACAACAACCAACGTAAAAGAGACCTGAAATGGATGAAGTAGTAGAAAAGGCAAAAGTATTATTAGGTAATGTGTTCGTGATGTATATGAAGTCACACGCATACCACTGGAACTATATCGGTTCCGACTTTCCACAATACCACAAGTTTCTAAATGACCTCTATGAAGAACTACACGATTCCGTAGATGACATTGCTGAACAGATCCGTGCTATGGATAACTTTGCTCCAGGTTCACTTGCTCGTATGGTAGAACTATCCGAGATTAAAGAAGACGCACAGATTCCTAAACCAGATAAAATGTTTTCTAATCTCTACGACGCCAACGAAACTGTATTGGCCTGCCTTGATGAATGTTATCGTCTATCAGGAGAACAAAAGGCTTGGGGTTGGCAGAACTTTGTTGCTGACCGTATTACTACACACCGCAAACACCGCTGGATGTTAAAGGCAACCTTAGGAAATAAATAATGTTTCTATTCTCTGATTATTGGCCACAACCAAAAGTAGGTGAACTGGCCGTATTTGACTTTGGTAAAGGTGCTGACGGATTACCATACTCATACATATGCTGGAACTCTGGCGACAACCGACATTACTATCAAGAAGATTACCATGACAGCAAGTGGACTTCCACTTGGCATATGGACTATTTCTCACCTCGTGGTATTATAGAAACTGCCGACGAATATCCAAAGTATTCTTATCAGTGGTGGACAAGTTATCGCACCACATCATTCTATAGTGGTAAAGAAATCTTTTGGGGTGGTACGCAAAAGATTGGTGATGAGTTTAACGCCGTATGCCAGATTGATCCAGTAGCATCAACAAAGTTTGAGGCTCCTACAATAGGTAACCAACGAGTTAAGTTTACTGCTCTCTATAGTTCCCTTACCACTCATTCAGGCACCAAGTATAATGATGTCCTTGAAATAGAATACGACCAGTCCTGGAATGGCGGTGCTTCCACAGGCTGGCGCGGATGGTATGCTAGAGGAATCGGTGTGATTAGAATTATATGGCGCTATAAAGGAATAGATGTTGGCCAGAACTATGACGCCACCATTACCACACTCAAAGGAACAATAAAGAACAAATACCCAGTATTGACCTAATGCTTTCTTTGTGCTATAATACATTATGAAAGTGAAAAAGGACATACTGGATACTCTCTGTAAGATTGCCGAGGCAAATGACGGTTCTAACATCCGTTTCGCAGCGGCCATTGTGCGTGGAAACAAAATAGTGTCCGTAGGATTTAATCATAGAAAGTCCCATCCTTTACAGGCTCGTTTCTGTAAGAACGAACACGCCGTATTCCTTCACGCAGAAATCCACGCAATCAAAAATGCTCTAAAAGAAATAAATGTAGAGGAGTTGGCTAAGACCGACCTCTATATAACCAGAGTAAAGAAACCAAAATCATTTTCTAAAAAGTTTGTATGGGGACTGGCAAAGCCGTGTTGCGGTTGCCAAAGGGCCATAGAAGAGTTTGGTATTCGTGGTGTTGTTTATACCACAGATGAACATGGTGAATATGAGGTTATGAAATGATTATAGAATGGTTTCCAAATCCAATATACTCAGAAGATTTATCATCAATTTTTGATAATGATTATAATAATAAGATTTACGATCTGGCATTAGAATTAAGAAAAAATACACAAACAGGACAAAATTGGAATTGTGATACTTGGAACTCTTCCAAAACCAACATATTAGATGAAAGTATAATTTCAGATTTATATAGGGTGTGCTATGAACATGTTGAAGAATTTGCAAAGTCTTTTAAAATTGATAAAAATTTCAAATTAATTGCTGATAATGAACCATGGATCAATGTTGCTTTTCCTGGAGAATATCAAGAATATCATACACATTCACATAGTCATTTTAGTTTAGTGTATTATGTTAAATCTCCAGAAAAATGTGGAAACATAATTTTTAGAAGACCTGATTCATTTAATAATATGCTTCCTTTACCAATTGAAGAATTTAATAATATTAATTCAGAAACATGTTTTTATATACCTAAAGAATCCAATATACTTATATTCAGATCAAATCTTATACATATGGTAAATAAAAACATGAGTAATGAAAATAGAGTGAGTATGGCATGTAATTACAAATACGAAAGGATATAAAAATGACCGAGAGAAAGTATGGTTGGAGACCTGATCTACCAGACCATAGAGACCATATCTGTAAATTAGAGGCTATGCCAGGTGTTTCACGCAATATCGATTTGCGCACCACAGGTCATATGCCACCTGTATATGACCAAGGCCAACTAGGTTCTTGCACTGGTAATGGTGTTGGTGCCTGTGTTGAATATGGTCTAAAGGCACAAGGCCGACATGATTATGTTCCTTCACGATTATTCATTTACTATAATGAACGTGTAATGGAAGGCACAGTTGATTCCGATGCTGGTGCTGAAATCCGCGACGGCATCAAGGTTGTTGCTAACATCGGTGCCGCACCAGAAGATTTGTGGCCATATGATACTAATAAGTTCACAGTAAAACCGGATGATAACGTTTACACCGAGGCTAAGAAAGGTATCATTAAGCAATATTCTAGAGTGCCTGTAAAGTTGGCAAACATCGTAAATGTCCTAACACACGGTATTCCTATTGTGTTTGGTTGCACTCTATATGACTCCTTTGAGAGTAGAGAAGTAGCAAACTCTGGTATGGTTCCTATGCCTGGTGCAAATGAGAATACTGTAGGTGGTCATTGTATGGTTATAGTTGGTTCTAATGATACACATTTCATTGTTCGCAACTCTTGGGGCACAGGTTGGGGTGATGGTGGTTATTGCTATATGCCACATGAGTATTTGACTGATCCAAATTTAGCAGATGATTTCTGGGCCATCTTCTTGGTCTAAACTGAAGGATTATATTATGAGTAGATTGAAAACACCTTTACGATATCCTGGTGGTAAAAGTAAGGCGACTACTAAAATGGCACCTTACTTTCCACCAAAGGATAGAGTGAAGCATTATAGAGAACCTTTTATAGGTGGTGGTTCTGTTGCTTTATGGATGTGCCAGAACTATAATCTGGAGTCGGTATGGGTGAATGACCTATACTGGCCTTTGTATAACTTTTGGATTTATCTAAGAGACCATGGTGATTCCTTATCTGTCGCACTAAACTATGTTAAGGTGCGTTATGATACACCAGAGAAGGCAAAAGAGTTATTTCTAATAGCAAAAGAAGAAGTGAATAATACCGATAATACAGATTTGGAAAGGGCTATGTATTTCTGGATCGTGAATAAATGCTCCTTCTCTGGTCTTACCGAGTCCTCATCCTTTTCTAAGGCAGCAAGTGAAGGTAACTTTACTTTAAATGGTATTGCCGACCTCAAAGAATATAGTAAGATTATTAAGAACTGGAAGATTACCAACCAATCCTATGAAACACTATTGGATGGCGCGGCCGATGACGACCTATTCATCTACCTTGACCCACCTTATGAGATTAGTTCCAATCTGTATGGTAAGAAAGGTGCTATGCATAAGGGGTTTGACCATGACCTATTCGCACAGAATTGTAATCTAAACGGGCCTATGACTGCCATCTCTTACAATGCCGACCAGTCGGTCAAAGAGAGGTTTCCTGAATGGAACCAGAATGAGTTTCCATTGACTTACACTATGAGGTCTAACTCGGCCAACTATCGCAAGAACCAACCGAAACGACTGGAACTGCTGCTTACCAACTATGACTAAATATGGAGTAAAACTAATAGGGTTGAAATGGCATCGGTAAAAAAATCTAATCCAAAAACATCAGGACAACCTGACGGTGATACTACAAGAAAGCAAGAGTTAGGATCGGCTTGGATATTTCGCCGAGCCTTGAATGATAACAAGCGATACAAGTCCCCGGATGATATAGAAAAAGATCCAAAATTCCCAGAACTTAAAGCATTGTATCCAGAGATTAACAAGCAATGGTTGGCATCTTACTATGCACAACACAAAACTATGCTTGAAGAGTTTTCTGGTTCTAGATTTACAGAATTTAATCGTGACGGTGGATTCATGGATTATATTTCTAATCTCATTAAAGAGAAATACGGTATTGCTAAGAAAGATACTTGGGATCCAGCTGATATATGGTGTATAAAAGATGAAGGTCAAGTTATTGGTGCTCTAGATAAGAAAATCAAAAATTCTAAGGCCACTGAACTGGGTGAACTCAATTCTCTTCTACGAACATTTTTTAAACAAAGAAAAGTGGTTGGTATATCATTAAAACTTATTTCAGGTAAAGAAGCAAAATATGAAGAAGTGAATGTTGACGGCGATGAATTTGTTGATAAAGCACATTATAATTTTAACGTATCAAGAATGACTTGTCCACTTGGTTTAAAACCATCTACTGTTCGTCCTAAAAAAGGTGATAAAGCATATACTTTTTCAACTCAAGATTCAAGGGTGTATGTTGATGCTATAGAAAAAGGACAAAAAGTAGTTTATAATTTTCAAATCAAAGCAAATAGCACCTCAGGATTTAACAATCTTAAATGGGAACCAACATCCAGTTTAGGTGCCAAAGCAAGATTAGGTAAATCTCCTATTGCAATGGTTCTAAACTTATTAAAGAACTATGGTATCAATTTCAGTAATAATAATGGTGATTATCCACATTCACTAGAAGATTTTATGCAAGCAGGTTATCAAAAGAAAGCAAAAGCGATGTATACCGCTATCAAAGCCGCTGGTGTAGAAACAGGTATTTCTTCAGCAAAAGAATTTATTGATAATATGGCAAGTGTATTTAAGTATGAACCACACACAGCCAATTCCAAATTAATGCAAATGACCTTTCTTTATGAAATTTGTAAGTTAAAGAAAGAAGAAAGGGACGATCTGATGACCGATATGGTTTTTGTAGCACAAAAGAAAGGTCCTCAGTTTGGTCCATTTGGAAAGATTTACTGATGCTTAAACTATCACAGTTCATCACCGAGTCCGCTGCCGAGAAAGACCGTCACCTCACACATATTGAGGATGCCGTGTTGGAAGGTGGTGTTGCTGGTACAAGAAATGCTATACAGTTTTTAATCTCTCTAAGAGATATGTTTGCCGATGATGGCAAAACTCTGAATGAGGCCCGTGGTGGTCTTATTCTTCGAACTAAGTTCGATGGCGCGCCCGCACTCTATGCCGGTATCAACCCTGATAACGGTAAGTTCTTTGTCGGTTCTAAAAGTATCTTTAACAAAGGTGCCAAACTAAACTATACCCAAGCGGATATTCGGAGTAACCATTCGGGTGGTTTGGCTGATAAACTATCTTTGGCATTAAAGTATCTTCCAGAACTCGGCATTACAGGTATCATACATGGTGATTTTATGTTTTCGCATGATGAACTGAAATCGGAGACCATTGATGGTAAGAAGTATATTACATTTAGGCCTAATACGATTACATATGCTGTACCAGAAGGTACTACACTTGCCAGACAAGTTATGACAGCTAAGATGGGAATTGTTTTCCATACTTCTTACATCGGTAATAGTATGGCCAATCTTCAAACTCACTTCGATGTTGATATTGGGCGGTTACATTCATCACGCAATGTCTGGTATAGGACAAATCGTTTCATGGATGTCACAGGTAAGGCCACACTAACCAAGGCAGAGAATGAAAGATTGTCTGGTATTCTATCACAGGCAGGCAATCTATTCAGACAAATACCTGCGGCACTACTAAACGAGATTGCCTCTAACGACACATATCGTATTCCTATTATGACTTATTACAACCAGAAGGTCCGCGCAGGCGAACACATGGGTGCTAATCATGTGAATGAGATTATCAAATTCGTTTCCGACAAGTATGATAAACAGATTGCCGATGCCAAGATGCCTGCTACAAAACAAAAAAGAACTATGGAAAAGAATAAGGTTGTTGGTTGGTATCGTAGAAATGCTGTCGGACTCAAAAACATATTCCAACTACAGAACCTCTTTATTGATGCCAAGACAATGCTCATTCGCAAATTTGATGAGGTAAACGATATTGGAACTTTTCTACATACTCCGGATGGTGGATATAAAGTTACTACACCAGAAGGATATGTTGGTTGTCTTTCAGTTGATGGCCAAGCGTGGAAATTGGTAGACAGGATGAACTTCTCAAGGTCCAATTTCCTTGCGCAAAAATCATGGAAGCCTAAATAGGATGTCCGTCACGGTGCGACAACACCCACGGACTCTAATACTGTTTAGGAGTATCAGCATGTCTATTTATTCCACCACAAATCCGCCACCACATTTCTACATTTACGCCTATCTAAGATCGGATGGAACTCCTTATTACATAGGAAAAGGAACTAATTGTCGGGCCTGGAGAAGGAATAAAAAAGACTTGATAAAAAGACCCACCTGTGATAGAATAGTTATTATGGAATCAGGATTAACGGAATTAGGATCTCTCGCTTTAGAACGACGATATATTAGATGGTATGGAAGAAAAGATAATGGAACAGGTATTCTAAGGAATAAAACTGATGGTGGTGAAGGAATGATTGGTCCATCGGATGAGTTTAGAAAAAAAAGGAAAGAATTATGTGAAAAATCCATATGGATCAATAACGGAAAGAATGAAAAGTTTATAGTAAATGGAAATATTCCTAAAGGTTGGAACAAAGGTAGATTACCTGAAAAAATAGGTGAATGGTTGAAGAAAAGAAGAAATTATAATGGTTCTAATAACCCAGTATTTGGTATGAAAAGACCTGATTTAGTAGAAAGAAACAAAGTTCCGCAATATTGGATAAATAATGGGATAGATTGTAAAAAGATCCTTGTTTCGGATTTTGGTAAATACCAAGAACTGGGATTTGTTAGAGGGAGATTACCTTATTGAGACGGTTTGGAGAATATATGACTGAAGTAAACAAAAACCAAGTGAAAAAAGGAACCTTAAATGTCCTGGACATTGACGATACCTTGTTTATGCCTAATGCCAAGACAAACGTTGTAAAAGACGGCAAGGTTGTTACCCGTCTTTCATCCGAAGATTTAAAACATTATAAACCAAAACCAGGTGAACGACTAGACTTTGGTGAGTTTAGGTCTGGTAAGTATTTCCATGATAAAGCAGAACCTATTGAGAAGATGATTAGACGGGCACAGTTGGTTGTTGGTCATCAAGGCGCACATTCTCGTACCATTATCGTAACCGCAAGAGCAGACGTATCCGACAAAGATATGTTTCTCAAAAAGTTCCGTGACCATGGATTTCCTATTGACCAGGTCCATGTAGAACGTTCTGGTAATGTATTTGGTGGTGGTAATGCGGCACCATTATCTAAGGCTGTTGTTATTCGTAAGTATATTGACAGCGGTAAGTTCAATAAGATCCGAATGTGGGATGACCACGAAGGTAACTTGTCTATGCTATTACAACTGGCAAAACTACATCCAGAAATAGAGTTTGAGGCTTATTTGGTGAATCCAAAAACTGGTGTACCTACGAGGTTTAATAAATAGAAGATGGAAAAAATATTCAATCCTATAAACACAATCAAAAAAGTAGTCAAAGAGGCCCGTCTTCGTGAGAAGTATGGTTGTGAAGATGTTATACAAGAAAAAGTTCTCAATATAGGATTCAATCCTAGTCATGAAGGTCATCGTGAGAAGTATAGAAATCAAATACATGATGTTATTCAACGATCTTATAAAGATGTAGAAGGTGGATATGGCGGCCACGGATCTGGTTCCGATGCCGAGTCCAAAGCAATACATTCCGACATATCCGATCATGCTATCAAAGCAACACGCCGCGGTGACACTATTACACATGCCACTATTTACAAGAAACAACACGGTCGTAAAATCATTGCTCTAGGACATTCTGGCACAGATCAAGGTCGTAAAGATTTCAATAAAAATGCTGCCGAAGATAAATCAAAAAGAAGGGCCTGGGGTGAGTTTTCAGGTAATGCGGAACGAGCATATAAAAAACGTGGATTTGTTCAAAGGTCTTCCGGCCGGGCCGCTGGACTGACTGGTAAGAATGTAAACATTATAGATCGGAAAAGGTATTCCAGGAACATTGGTGGTCAGGAACACGACAAAACGATACTTGGATACCCTAGTAAAAACAAGTAGTTAGATACTGGTTGACAAGTGAGGAATAGTGTAGTATAATGCTTTTATGACTGAGAAAACAATCATTTACTTCCACGGGTATGGTTCCTCTCCTGCGACCGATAAGGTCCAGACGCTAAAAGAACATTTTAGCGAGGTTCATGCTTTCCCTATAAACATAGATCCAGATTTTTCTCTTCCTTATCTAGAGGAAGAGATTGACAACCTGATCGTTTCCAACCTGAACTCCGAAAAAGAGTTGGTGTTTATCGGAACATCTTTGGGTGCCTGGTATGCTGGTCAAATGGCTAGTAAGTTCCGTCTTGAAGGTTCTAGGTGTGTGCTTATCAATCCCGCACATTCTATGGAATCCATCAAGATTGATCTTCCTATTCCTGAGAACATCAAAGAGAAATATAATCATCTAGGTTTTATTTGTCCTCTCCACACTAAGTTTTTTATCGCCAACAATGACGAGGTGATTGACTTTACAAACTTTCATCCTAAAAATGCTACATATGTCAAAGAGGCAGATCACCGTTTTAACGGCAAACCTTTTGAGAATGTTATAGAGTATGTAAAAGGTTTGTAATAGCAAACCTCTTCCGGTTGTGAGATAAAAAGAAACATAAATAACAATAACCCCCTCGCCTGCGGGCGCACCTGGGGGTTTACTCACATACCGCAGAGGTAATAATGAAAAAAATAGTATTTACATTCGGCCGTTATAATCCACCAACAACAGGCCACGCAGAACTAATCCATTATGCCGTCAATCTAGCACACAGAACCGGTGCCGAACACCGCATCTATACTTCTCAGTCACACGACTCCTCCAAGAATCCACTATCACCAAAACAAAAGATGGCCTTTCTACGCCAGATTTTCCCTGGTGTAAACTTTGTGGATGATCCATCTATGAAGACCGCATTTGCTATCTGTAAGAAACTAGCAGATGATGGTTATGAAGATGTAACATTTGTGGTTGGTGATGACCGTGTCAATGAGTTTAGAACACAACTTGGCAAGTATGTTATGCCTAAGACTGCTAAAGATTTTGATCCTAAGAAGCATTATCCATTCAAGAAGTTTAAGGTCGTATCATCTGGTGCCCGCAAGCAAGGCATCTCCGGTACAGACCTACGTGCGGCAGTTCGTAAAGGTGACTTTGCTACCTTTGCTAAGGCCTCGGCTGCCAAAGATAAAACACTCGCTAGAAAAATCTTTACAGCAACCAGAACACAACTAAAAGAATGGTATCTTAGAGAAGAAAGAGGACTCTCTCGCCAAGACTTCCACGACAAACTAATGTCCTTTGTTGACTTCACCTGTGCCCATCTTGGTATTGATGATAAACCAACCATCAAGTATAAAGAAGACCGCAAAGAAGGTCAACCATCATTCGCGGCCTATTCACCACACTCTAAAGAAGTTTATGTAAGCACCAAGAACCGTCATCCAATGGATATCTTCCGTTCAGTAGCACATGAGTTGGTACATCATAAACAGAACCTTGACGGACGCCTTGGTAAGAACATTGCTAAAGAAGGTGCGACTGGTTCTAAGATTGAGAACGAGGCCAACTCTGAGGCCGGCAAGGTCATGCGTTATTTTGGACAAGACAATCCATTCTACTTTGATATGACTTATGTTGGTGAAGAAAAGGCAATCATTCTTTCTGGCACACCTGGTTCTGGTAAAGATAAAATCCTAAAAGAGGCCATTCTACCATTTGGTTTCACCGAGGTTTCAGCAGATACTTTCCATAATCAGAAACTCCAAGGTGCTATTGTAGTGAATGGTGCCTCTGATTATTTAACAGTAAAGACAATCAAAGAGGCCTTGGAAATCCAAGGATACGAAACTATTATGGTGTTTGTGAATACCAGCAACGAGGTATCCAAACAACGAAACGAATCCAGAGCAACTAAAGGTGGTCGTGTAATCACCGAGGCGGTTCGCTTTGCCAAGTGGAAAGGTGCTCAAGAGGCCCTTGACCGCTTTGACCAGTTATTTGAGAAGGTTATTGAGGTCAAGAATGACCTTGATCTAAACCTAAACGAAAGCGTTATTGATGAGACATATAAAAAACTTATCAATAGTGTATCAAAAGAAATCGCAGAGTTTGCCTTAAACGAGGCTGACAAGAGATTTGAGAATATGTTAAACGAAGTTGGTGGTGCTGGTAACTGGGGCACACAGCAACTTACAGACAAATATAAACTAGACACACCAGGCCAAGAACCTGGTAAGTTCGCAAAAATGAAGGTATTGAAATTGAAAAATGAGAATAATGTAAAATCATCACTTGACCCGAGAAATCAAAATCCTGGTCCTGTTGGTGGTGATAGAATAGGAGACGAAGCCGGTATGCCTAAGGGCCCTGGTTTCGGTGATAACCAAAGTTTAGATTTCACCGGTGTAAATGGTAACAGACAGATTGACCGTTGGATGGTGAAAGAAGAAACACGAAAAAGGTTCATGGCAAAGTATGGTGCCCTGGCCGACAAGAAAATCAAAGAGACTGCCGAGCGTCTGAAGAGAGAAAGTTTGGATGATCCATTTTCTGGAACTATGGCATCGGCATCTGCTACATTAGGTAATGATGATGTCCGTACCAATACAGTTGGTGCTGAGGATGAAAAAACATCATTATTTAAGAAAAACAAATATAAGAAAAAGAAATATACTAAATAGTAGGAACACTTTATATTATCCGACTAGGACAACTTTCAAAGGAAACTAACATGGTATTCTCTAACAAATTTAACTCAAAGAAAGCAGACCCTTTGGTGGAAGCCGCCAAAGCCGCTATGGAACTAGGCCAGAAGCGCCGTGATGCTATCAACGCCGTCAACGAAGAGTTCGGTGTTTATTCACGCAACGCAGTCGTTCGTGAACAACTTGCGGCATATGATGCTCGTATTGAGGAAGTCTATAAGGGCATGATGGCAGGCAATCTTACAGAAGGCAAAAAACTTGCTGACAAAGACTATGACAAAGACGGCAAGATTGAATCTCCAAAAGACGAAGTATGGGGTTCACGCTTCCGTGCTGCTAAGGCTGCTGGCAAGATGGAAGAAGGATCACAATGGCGTAAACCAGGCCGTGAAGGTAAAACTTGGGGTACCGACTCATCAGAAGATCGTGAAGACGGACATGAAACTAAGTTTCAACTAAACAAAAAAGGTAAGATCAGTGATGGTCCGAATAAAGATGTGTTGGCTCACAGAAAAGATCCAGATAAATGGTACAGTAAAGCACAGCAGAAAAAGCACGGTGTTGATCTAAAAAGTCAGATCAAAAACCAAATCGGTAAGCATACAAAGCCACATCTACCAGAAGAGATCGATTACTCTGCTCCAGATCGTGCTGCCGTTACAAAAGATAATAAACCATCTGTTTCACCTACAGCACCAAAAGCAGACACATCAGGACCATCTGCCGCAGATAAGGCAGGCCTTGCTGCTAAGATTGGTGCTATGAAAGAAGCAAAGTTGGATGAAGTTTCTCATAAACTCGCACTAAAGGCTATGAAGAAATCTGAAAAACGTGGTGATGATGAATATGATGATGATATGACATCCGATAGACTGAGTGATCCAAGGACACATTGGGATCGTGCTAAACGTCTTCGCGGTCATATGAAAAAAAAGTTCGGTAATCCATCACACAAAACAAGCGGCCGTGATCTTCTATCACCTAAACCAGCCGATCAAGATGGAATGGAAAGACATAAGGCTGACAAATTAGTAAAAGGTCCAAGAGCAGGTAAAATCTCTGCTAAACACAGAGAAAATCTAAAAGGTAATATTAAATACTCTCTTGGTAAACATACAAAGCCACATCTACCAGAAGAAACAATTGAAGAAGCAGTTTCACGCAAGCATTTTCAACAAGTCGCAGACCTAATCAAAGGTCATGAGTCCCAAGAAAAGAGAAATGAACTTGCTTCACACCATGCTGGCATTTTCTCAAAGCAGAATCCTCGTTTTGACCATGGCCGTTTCCATAAGGCTGCTGGTTCAACCGCACACGAAGCACCTAAGAAAATGGAAGAGGCAGCATATTCAGCAAAGGCTGGCCGTGCTGGTAAAGACCTCGGCAAACCAGGTAAATCATTCAAAATGATTGCTAAGAAGGCTGGTAAAGAATATGGTTCAGAAGAAAAAGGTAAGAAGGTAGCAGGTGCTATCCTTAAAAAGATCCGTGCAAAGCATATGAAAGAAGATGATATGAAATTGGGTGATCCTGCTGCTATGGATGCAGTAAAGAAAGCTGGTAATCCACCTCTTGCATCAACCGCAGATCCTAAAGGTTTAGGTGTTGCTCAAAGTGCAGTAAGTCAGGGTAAAATGGATAATATTGCTAATGACACAATTGAAAAACAACATGGTCCAGATGTAGCACAAGCATACAAAAATATGCAATCACAAAGATACAACTGGTCAATGAAAGAAGATATTAATGAGTCCGTCCAAGTTGGCGCAAACAAATATAGGATCGTCTAATGAATAGACCTCCACAAAAAGGAGCAAACAATCAAGGCAGCGGGTCTCTCGGTGCCTTGGAACATCGTTATGGTTCATCCAAAAAGTTGGCACAGGAAGCAACTAAGGTTGCCTTGCAGAAAGCGACCGATCAAAAGATGCTAAACCCTGGCAAAACTGCCACAGGCCAAATTGCGGATCCAATTGCGTTAGACCCTGAAAAAGCAGGGATGCAATCACAAACTTATAGCTAATGTATTATATTTACGCATATCTTAGAAGAGATGGAACACCTTATTACATAGGTAAAGGAAAAGGTAACAGGGCCTGGAGGAAAGACCATAATGTTCCTGTTCCTAGTAAAGATAGGGTAATACTAATGGAAACAGGTTTGACTAATGTAGGATCTTTAGCATTAGAAAGGTTCTATATTCGTTGGTATGGCCGTAAAGATAACGGAACAGGAATACTAAGAAATCTTACCGATGGTGGAGAAGGTACGGAGGGATGTAAAAATCCTAAAAATATAACCACTAAAAACAAAATAAGCGAGACACTAAAACGTAAAGGTATAAAACCACCTTCACGTAAAGGTGTAAAGGCTCCTAAAGAGTCCTATACAAATAGTATATTTGAGATAGAAAACATTACTACAGGTGAGTTGTTTACAACTACAAACCTTAGAGAATTTTGCCAGGCGAAGGGTTTGACAAGATCAAGTTTGCAGGCAACAGCACCCTATAGTAATGGTATAAATAAATACAACCAACATAAAGGCTATAGAATAGCCAAAAGAAACTTTATAGAGAAGGAAAACTAAAATGGCTCTCTGGGGAATGACAGACAACGCAGCTAACTCCGACATTGCTGCACTAATGCAGGTATCAGCACATGTTGATACTGCTAATCAATCAACACTTTACGAAAATACAACAGCAGGTGCTATCGGGCCACATCTAAACGCCAATCTAATCATTGGTCAGTTTGGTGTTAGCACACAAGAAATTCAAGCAAGTCCAACAGGTCATGGTTATCATGCTGGTTGGGTTCTTCGTAAAGAAGGTACAGGCGGCCGTGCAGGTCGTGTAACATATGAAACACTTGTTGCTACAAGTTCAATTCCTGGTGATGGAAGCAATGATGGCCTCTGGTTCCCAGACTATACATTGAGAATTGTTACACAACCAGTAAGCAGCACAATGAATGGTGCTCCACAGAATGTTACTTTCACCGTTGCTGCTTCATCTACACCAGCAGGTGCTACACTATCTTATCAGTGGCAGGTAAACACTGGTACATCATGGACCAACGTTACAGGTTCTGCTGGCAAGTATTACAACCCAACATCTGCTACATTTACTGCTAACAACAAGACTGCAAATGGTAACACCTTCCAGTGTGTTGTTTCGGCCGCAAACTCAAATACTGTAACCTCAACAAGCGCAACAGTTATTTGGTATACACCATAATTTAGAAGGATAAACCACTATGAAAAGTTTTAAGTCATTTATTAGTGAGGAAGTCCTTCCAACCGCAAATGTGGAGAATGGCAACTTTGACCTAGAGAACGACGCAGTTCGTGCCGAGGTTAATGCCATTCTTGCTGGCATCTGTAGTCATTCACATGTTACACCTTACATTACATTGCGTAAGATTTCTAAGGCCCTTGCTTACTTTAGCATTATCCTTCCAAAGAGAACATTTTTGGAAGGTGATAAAGGTGTTGAGGTCTATGAAATTAGACAGTTTGGCGAACGTATGGGTATGACCGATCAAGGTGAGTTTGTTCGTGAAATTCCTGTCCAGTATCATCTATTCTTCCAGTATGTCCAGGTTATGGGCCGCTTTATCGTTACCGCTAAGGTTGTTGATAAAGCAGAATTGGATAAGATGCTTGATACAGCCGAAATGGTAATGAAAGAATGTTGGGACAAGGTTACAAAGAGCGAACGAGAGGCCATCAAAGAACCAATCCACACCGATGGTAACAATGGTACAGTAAGCACCAAGAAGGCCATGGATACATCTGAAAGAACAAAAGATAAGAAACTTGCTTCTGGTAAGTTAGATAAAGAATGGCCTGCCGTTGTCAAGGAAGATGAACAGATTGATGAAGGTAAAACCGACGGTTCAAAGATGAGCGATATGGATAAGCATCGTCATGGTTATGCCATGATGTATGGTCGTTCACCAACTCAGATGAAACCAAATGACAAACTTGCTTCTAAAGTTTGGAACAAACCATCATCTGAAATGAGAAAGACCAAATCTGGTAAGATTCACGGTCAAGACCAGAAAGCCAAGGCATCTGAAATTAAGTCCCGTCTCGGTTCACATACAAAACCAGGTCATCTACCAGAAGATAACCTTGATGAGGCTGATTATAAGTCTTCGTATGCTTACAAGAAGATGAAAACAAAAGTTGCCACAAAGGTTAAACGTGGACTTGGTATTGGTAAAGAAAAGACCTCTACTGTCCTTGTAACAAACAAAGGTGATCCAAAGGCTGCTACAGGTGGTGGAGTTCATCGTATTCCAAAAGATAAATACGATCCATCAAAGCATAACTTGGCATCAGAATAACTAAATAAGAGTGCGGGCCACGGTGCTGTAACACCTGCCCGCTCTAACACTCGGTAAGGAGTATCAGCATGTATTATATATATGCTTACATAAGGCAGTATGATTCTAAAACTGCTAAAGCAGGAACACCTTATTATATTGGTAAGGGTAAAAAATATAGACTAAAAAATAAGAAAAAAGGTCATAATATACCTATACCAAAAGATAAAAAATTTATTGTAATTATGGAATCCGATTTGACAGAGATTGGTGCATTTGCTCTTGAAAGATTTTATATTCGTTGGTATGGGCGTAAAGATTTAGAAACTGGAATTTTATTGAATAGAACTGATGGTGGTGAAGGTGTTTCTGGATATAAAGCAACAGAAAAATCAAAGCAAATCAGGCGCGAAAGATTATTAGGTAGTAAAAGAACAAAACAAACTATTAACAATATGATTGAGGGTATATCAAAAAATTGGTTGATAACTTTTCCTGATGGACATAAAGAAATGATAAAAAATATGGCAAAATTTTGTAGAGAACATAATTTGTCAAAATCACTTATGCACTTGACATCCGTAGGAAACAGGCCACATCATAAAGGATACTCGGCGATTAGATATGATACAAGACCTAAATGATGAAAATTTCCTACTTTATGCGGCTAAGGCCTACGACAAGCCACATATCCTACAATCGGAGTTTGAGGACGATCTAAAGAGAATAAAGTATGTAAAAAGGTTATTGCGAAAGTATAGACAAACTGGTGAGTTCAAGGAGAGATTGGTTCTAAACCATGTTATCGTCCTTGCTAATGTGTTTGGTGTTGAAGCAACCGTGAATATGCTATTCTTCAAGGTGGATCCTGAAGATTATCCACTCCTCAAAACTATTCTTATATTTCTTAACTATTTACCTAAAAGATTGACTGTCTCGTTTAATAAATACTATGTGAGACAAGAAGAAATACCAGTCAATCTGGAAATAGCACATGTATTAAGGAATCTACAATGAAACTAAAAGAAGACGGTGTAGGTGTAGGCGCGCCGACCAACAATGCAGGTGGTGGTTCCGTAGCAGGTATCGGTGTAGGCCCTAAGGGCGAGCCAGGTATGCCTGTAAGTTCGCAGAAGAAACGATACGGTAAGACCAAGTCACCTTTGCTATTTCCTGATATGATGAAACGCACAGTACCAAGTTTGGTTAAAGAAGAAACATTCGCAGGCGCAGCAGTCTTTGAGGTTTCTTCACATGTGTTTCATAACCTTACTATGCAGAAACGCAAGGGTAAGCATTGGAGAATTTATTTGGAAGAAGATGATAGTTATATGGAAATAAGAGAGTGGGCCAAAAAAAATAAAGGTCCTATTATAGTTAGAAATGCTACAACTTCTGAAATGCGTTATGTGAGGTATGGGAAAGGATAAAAGGAAATACAATTATGACCTCGACACCAACAAACGAAAAGTGTAAAGAACTTTTTCCACACGAAGACGTTCTAAACCTAAATAAATTCTTCGGTGATCCATCTGGTAAAAACGGAGATGTGGATCCGACTTGGTTTAAAGAGAACATTGTAAAGTGGGAACCACCTTATCCTATGTTCTTTAATGCCAGTGGCCAGCAGTTCAAAACAATGAAACTACACAAGAAGGTAGTTGATGTTTATACTGCCGCATTTACTGAGGTGTTAGAACACTTTGGTAAAGATAATATTAAGAAGTTACACCTCGATCAGTCTGGTGGTTCATTTAACTACAGACTAATGCGCGGTGGTTCTAGATTATCAGTCCATTCATGGGGTATAGCCATTGATATGGACCCAGCAAGAAATCCTTGGCCATCTGCATGGCATGAAGGTATGCTGAACCACGAGTTTGCAGATATACTAGAGAAGCACGGATTGTGGTGGCGCGGTAGGCCCGGCGATAACGACCCGATGCATTTTCAGGCTGCTTGGAGATACTAATTCGTCGCCCCGGTCCTGTGAGGGCGACGATTTATAGGATGGAGGTTTAACAGGAGAGAGAAACCTAAAATGTTAAAACACGACCACAACCATAACGACGAGATTGGCGATGATGGAGGTGGATTCAATCTTATCAATTTTTTACCACACGCTATTACAGCTATAATTGCCGTGTGTGGTATTGGTGTATCACTATTATGGACCATTAGTGACCTTAAAGTGGGAGATATGGAACTTAAAACAAAAGTGACCTATCTTGAGTCCAGAGTCCAACATATTGAAGATTACCTTGGTCAAAGAAAAGAATTGACTGATAATGACCGTAAAAGTCTTTGGGACGAGGTAAATGATATAAAGCAGTCCTTACAAAATATAGAACAACAACATAAAAGGGAACTGCCACCAAGAAAGTAGTTGACATAGAGCCAACTACCAAGTATAATAAAAAACTTCGTTATGATTATGGTGGAATATGTCCTTATACATAGATAAAAAATATGTTTCCCTCCTTTCGCCCAAGTTGAAAAACTTCAAGCAAAGGGGGGAATTTTTATGGAATTTTTCCTGTCCCGTTTGTGGTGATTCCAAGAAGGACAAACTAAAGGCCCGTGGTTACATCTATAAGAAGAAGGAACACCTCTTCTTTATGTGTCATAATTGTCACACCTCCACCACATTTCAAAAGTTCCTAAAAGATGAAGATCCGATGTTATATCGTGATTTTGTATTGGACTCGTTCGTCCAACCTAACACGACCAACACCGTTGTGGACGTCAAGGATTTTGTCTCCAAACCAGTCTTTAAAGAACAACCTAAGTCCCTACTATACAGTGATGCCGTTCGTGTCAATGGACTGAATCCTTATCATCCGGCTAGAAAATACCTAGAAGATAGGAAGGTTCCTATTGATGATATGTGGTATGCGGAAGACTTCGCAAACTTCGTTTCTGTCACATTTCCTGCACACGCAAAAACACTATATAAGGAACCTCGCATAATAATCCCGTTCTATAACAGAGACGGCCAACTACTGGGAATACAGGGGCGATCCATTGACAGACATTCCAAGATCAAGTATATCACAATCAAAAGTGACGAAGAGAACCCAAAAGTTTTTGGTTGGGATAAACTTAACTTTGATATGCCTGTATATGTTGTTGAGGGACCCATCGACAGTCTTTTCCTTAACAATTCTCTGGCTACTATGGATGCAGCACTGTTTAATGCTCCTAACATTGTAGGTCTTGACAAAGATTACAGATTTGTGTATGATAATGAACCACGAAACAAACAGATTGTTTCTAATATGCGGAAAACCATTGACTTGGGTTATAAGATTTGTATCTGGCCCAACACTGTGAAAGAAAAAGATATTAATGAAATGGTTCTTTCAGGATTATCTCCTGCCATTCTCCAACACATTATAGATATAAACACACACAGCGGATTTGAGGCTACGATGAACTTGAATATATGGAGTAGATTATGAGTATGTTAAAATTTACTAATATGAATAATCAAAGAGCAGGTGATCCACTTTATATTAATTCAGATTGGGTTGTTGCTATATATGAAAATCATAATGAAGGTGGATCATTATCAACAGTTATATTTGGTGGACCACATAACACTGAATGGTATGTAGAAGAAAGTCTTGGTCAAGTTATTAAGATTATTAATGAGGAAACAAAATGAATACCGCGAAAATTATAGCATTGACACAACCTATCCTTTCGGCATGGGAAACACAAACAGAAAGATCCATTGGCGTAGAGGCATTCATTGCTTACACAGCCAGAGTATCAAATCCATCCAATCAACATAACACACTAACCGCACCTAAACTTCTCAAATATCTAATCAAAAACAAGCACTGGTCTCCATTTGAGATGGTGTCTATCACTATGGATATTCAGACAACCCGTGACATTTCACATCAGATCATTCGTCATCGTTCTTTTTCATTCCAAGAGTTTAGTCAACGTTATGCTGATCCAACCAAGGACATGGAGTTTGTAACAAGAGAAGCAAGACTACAAGACGCCAAGAATCGTCAGAATAGTATTGAGACGGATGATGAAGATTTAACTGATGTTTGGGAGAAAAAGCAGAAATCATTAACTAATCTTGCTGGAATTTATTATAAAGAAGCGATTGAAATGGGTATTGCTAAAGAACAGGCTAGATCGGTTCTACCAGAAGGTCTAACCAAGACACGACTATATATGTCAGGTACACTTCGTTCTTGGATTCACTGGATAGATGTTCGTGCGGAAGTAGGCACACAGAAAGAACATCGTTTGATTGCTCTTGATGCACAGAAAGAAATACTACAACATTTCCCGTCATTGAGAGAGTATTGGCATCCTGCACCAATACAGATGGAGAATCCAGACGCTAAAGAAAAACCTTGGTGGCCATTTTGGTGAAAAGTAATGAGTGAACCTAACTTTATAAAATGGGGTCACGGAAAAAATTGTAAGAGGAAATAAAGAATGGATTTATACAGCCAATTCATATATAAGAGTCGTTATAGTCGTTATCTGCCAAAACAAAATCGTCGTGAAAACTGGGAAGAAACTATAAATCGTTATCTTGACTTTATGGAAAATCATCTCCAAGAAAAGCATCAATACGATATAAAGCCTATTCGTTCTCGTTTGTTTGATGCTATTCACGATCTAAAAGTTATGCCAAGTATGCGATCACTAATGACTGCTGGCAAGGCTTTGGAACGTGACAACACCTGCGGATACAACTGCTCATTCTTGCCTGTAGATGATCCAAAAGCATTTGATGAAGCAATGTTTGTCCTCTTGTGTGGAACAGGCGTAGGTTTTTCGGTAGAGAGACAATTCATCAATCAGTTGCCAGAAATTCCGGAAAAACTATTTGACTCGGAGACTACCATTTCCGTTAGAGATAGTAAGGAAGGTTGGGCCAAGGCACTTCGTATGCTTATTGCTCTACTTTATACTGGAGAGATTCCAAAGTGGGACTTGACAAAAGTTCGTCCCGCTGGTGCTCCGCTAAAAACATTTGGTGGTCGTAGTTCCGGACCCGAACCATTACATGAACTATTCAGATTTGTTGTAAAAACATTTCGTAACGCCCATGGCCGCCGTCTGACATCATTAGAGTGTCACGATATTCTATGTAAAATAGGCGAGGTAGTGGTTGTTGGTGGTGTTCGTCGTTCTGCTATGATTAGTTTGTCTAACCTTAGCGATGATAGAATGAGACATTGTAAATCAGGAAGTTGGTGGGAAGCAAATCCACAACGAGCATTGTCAAACAACTCTGCCGTGTATAATGAGAAGCCAGAAGTTGGCACATTCATGGCAGAATGGATTTCATTGTATGAAAGTAAATCAGGTGAGAGAGGACTATTCAGCCGTGAAGCATGTCAAACAATCGCAAAACGAAATGGCAGAAGAAATAGTGAACAACTATTTGGCACAAACCCATGTAGCGAAATTATCCTTCGCCCATATGGATTCTGCAATCTTACGGAAGTTGTTATCCGAGCCGATGACACCATGGAAACTATTCGTGATAAAATTGAGGTTGCGACTATTCTTGGTACTTTTCAATCTACTCTTACGGATTTTCCCTACCTAAGAAAGATTTGGGTTAAGAATGCCGAAGAAGAAAGACTACTTGGTGTTTCTCTTACAGGCATCTATGACTCCAAACTATTCAACAATCCACAAGATAAAGAAATCAAGGCACGCCTTGCTTCTCTCCGTGACTATGCTGTTGAGGTGAATAATGGACTTGCTGAAAAACTTGGTATTAATCCTGCCGCTGCTATTACTTGTGTCAAGCCTTCTGGCACAGTATCGCAACTATGCGACTCCGCGTCTGGTATTCATCCACGGCATTCTAATTATTATATCCGTCGTGTTCGGGCTGATAATAAAGATCCTCTAACAAAGTTTATGAAAGAGAAGGGTGTGCCTTGGGAACCAGATGTGATGAAGCCTGATTCCACAACTGTATTTTCTTTCCCACAGAAAGCACCAAAGGGTGCCGTGGTTCGTGATGACATTGATGCTATCAAACATTTGGAGTTGTGGGCGGTGTATCAGGAACACTTCACGGAACATAAGCCATCAGTTACGATTACTGTTCGTGAGGATGAATGGATGAAAGTTGGTGCCTGGGTTTACGACCACTTTGATGAAATGTCCGGCGTCTCGTTCTTGCCTTATGATGGTGGTAGCTACCGGCAAGCACCTTATGAGGCCATAACCAAAGACCTTTACGATGCTATGTTACCTTCCATTCCAACCGAAATAAACTGGGATGAACTCAAAGAGTTTGAGGATAATGTGGAGGGGGTGCAGACCTTGGCCTGTAGTGCGGCAGGCGGTGGATGCGACATCTAATGTTTTGATAGTTTGGCCTTGGATATAGCCTTACCAACTCTAAGGTTATATTCGGGGTCAGACCATCTTACTTTGTTTCTATAAGACGCAGCGCAGGACTTATTACAGAAATGTGCGGCCTTTCTATTATTGGCGGTATCTCTTTCTGTATGTTCTTTACCACAATGCTTACAATGCCAGGTGAATGTAGAAAGTATTTTGTTATAAGGTTCTAATCCTGGCGTTCCTTTGTTATAACGACCTTTTAGTTTTTCGGAAACTTTTTTGGCAATCTCCGGATCCTTCATGGGATTGTTAGTAAGGAATCTTTCACGCTGTTGTGGATTAGAAATACCTTTGTTAGGAGCAGGACGACCAAGTGCCTTTTGTCTTATCTTTTCTCTTGTTTCAGGAGAATGTATTCCAGTTTTTCCTTTATTAGGATGCTGAAAACCAGATTGTCCGTTTCCACCATCAGACAGATTGCGGAGAATACCAGTACCATTGTCTTTGCGACCATACCATCTAATGTAGAATCGTTCTAAGGCAAAAGCACCAAGTTCTGTTAGATTGGCCTCCATAATAATGATTTTGCTATGGTCTTTTGGTGGTTGAGCATTACATTGTCTATGACGGCGCCAGGCACGATTACTTTTGCCTTTACCAATGTAATAGACATTACCATTCTTGGAAATATATGCGTAAATATAGAACTCTGGTGGTAGATTTGTGGTAGAATAAATAGCCATGCTGATACCTCCGTATAAGGTGTTAGAGTAGGCAGGTTCCCCAACCGTGGCCTACAACCCTATTTAGTAAACATGAAAGTTAATATATGAGAAAACTACTAATAGCATTATTACTAATATCAACACCAGCAATGGCACTTGACCCTTTGCTGCCAAACCACCAACTAACACCAGGCGCAACTCTTCCTGTTACAGAGAAAGAGGTCTGCGTTCCTGGTTATGCTGGTCGTGTTAGAAATGTTCCACAGTTTGTGAAGAACAAAGCATACCAGATTTATGGTATTACATCTCGCAAACCCGGTCAGTATGAGATAGACCACCTAATCAGTTTACAGTTAGGTGGATCAAATGATCTTAGCAATCTTTGGCCACAGTCATACGTGACACTACCGTGGAATGCCCATGTGAAAGATAAACTTGAGAATAAACTACATGCCTTGGTGTGTAGTGGTCAGATGACCTTGAAAGAAGCACAGGAGAAGATTTCAGGAGACTGGACTAAAGCTTACTGTGAAGTTTTTGGTATTACCAACTGTAATGGAGACTAATGTGAAGAAATTACTTATCGCAATGATGCTACTAACAACACCAGCAATGTCACAGACTGATATCACTATCAGTAAGAGACACCAGATGATGCAGGTTGATACGGACTCAGGTTCATACCAGTTTCCAGTATCAACAGCCCGTAAAGGTTATTATACACCAACAGGAACTTTTCATCCTTATTCACTACAACCAATGCACTACTCAAGGAAATATGATATGGCACCTATGCCTCACTCCATCTTTTTTAGTGGCGGTTATGCTATCCATGCTACTCCACATACTGGTGCTTTGGGGCGTCCTGCTTCTCATGGTTGCGTTCGTCTATCACCTGCTAACGCTGCGTTTCTTTATGGGATTGTGAAGAATGATAAAGAAGGTACGACGATCAGGATCACAAACTGATGAATTAAACTTGATTTTGGCCGAACAATTGCAATCGGCAAAACTAAGTTTAAAAACAATAAATAGATTTTTAAAACTTATGCCAAATGATCCATGGTTACTACAAGGTAAAAAAATAGTAGAAAAAAGAATTAGTTGGTATGAAAGTATGATAACAGAACCTTCTTACAAAAGAAAGAGGGTAATAAATATAAGAAGAACATTGACCAACATAAAATATTATGTAAGGTTCATACACTTCTTCAGAAAGAGGAAAAACTAATGGCTTGGAATACAGGTTCTCAAATACTAGATCAGATTATAGAAAAACTGGTTGATAGCGAAGTTTCATATGATGATCGTAAAATCGTTTATGAAATCTTGCTAGAGGTCTTTGAGGACTTTGATGCTAAGAACTTAGACGAATGTGTTGAAATGGATAAGGCCTTCGATGAGGTATGGAACGAAAAGTATCCACCTGAGATGGAAGACGAAGAGGACTGACACCTACATAGGTGTATGTGGTTATACAACAATACACCTTTTGAAGAAATACCCGATGGTTATGTGGCCTTTGTTTACCTTATCACCAACGAGGTAACAGGTCGTAAGTATATCGGAAAGAAACTGTTTAAATTCACCCGCTCTACCAAACGAAAAGGTAAGCGGGTGAAAAAACAGGTTGACTCCGACTGGAAAGACTATTATGGTTCTAACAAAGAACTAAATGAGCATGTGGATCTATACGGCAAAGACAAGTTCAAACGAGAAATCCTATATCTTTGTAAGTCTAAAGGTGAGGCTTCATACCTTGAGGCCAAGGAGCAGTTTGCTAGAGACGCATTGATGACCGAAGATTACTATAATACATGGATTATGGTACGAGTAAGGAAATCTCATATAAAGAGATGATAAAATGATCTTTGAAAATGTTTTTTGTAATTTTTTAGCCTATGAAGATATCATTATTGATAATAATGATATTGAAAATTTTTGTTATCGAAAAATGAATGAAGATGAAAAAGGTCGTGTATTAACCAATAAAGGTGGATGGCAAAGTAATGATCTTTTTTTGCCGGTTTCGGAATTGTGTGAATTAACAAGTATTGTTACTTACAATATGAGAAAACTGGCCAAAAAAATTAATCTTAAAAATGTCCATGATTTGTATTTATCTAATTTTTGGATAAATATAAATAAAAATTCTAACTCTAATTCACCTCACACCCATCCTAATTCTGTATTAACTGCTGTATATTATGTTAAAGTTCCTTATAAATCTGGTGATATAAGATTTTTTAGTCCTATTGAAAATAATCATGATTATTTCAAAGATTTTATGATAGAAAATTATAATGAATATAACTCGACAACTTATACATTAAAACCATCACAAGGAAAATTAGTATTTTTTCCTTCTTGGTTGAAACACGAAGTTGAAAGCAATGAAACAAATATGGATAGAATAAGTATAGCATTTAATTCAAATTATAAGGATTTATTATGAAAGAACCAGAAGATCATATACCAGCATATTGTAAATATGACTATGTTGAAAATTTTGTTGTTACCAAAGAGTTTCTAACAAAACAAGAGTGTGATGTATTTGTAAGAGATGCAAAAGAACTTAATCTTTATGATGCGGAAGTGGAAGTAAAGAAAGGTCCTGTCAAAACATCAGATTTGGTATCGGAAGTCAGAGATAGTAAAATACATTTCATTAACTATGACAATACAAAGTTTGATTGGTTCTTTCAAAAGATCCTACAAACATTGGTGAATATTAATACAGACTATTTTGATTTTGATATTCTTGGATTTCAGGAAGACTTACAGTTTACAGAATACAATGCTCCTTGTGGCCATTATGCAGATCACACCGACAAACTCCTACAAGGCAATGTTCGAAAACTAACAATGGTTGTCCAATTAACCGATCCTGAAGAATATGAAGGTGGTGAATTGGAACTATGTTTAGGCGGTGAACCATTTGTGGTACCAAAAGAACAGGGAACATTGGTAACATTTCCATCATACAATCTACATAGAGTAAGACCGACAACAAAAGGCACTCGCCATAGTTTGGTTGGTTGGGTAACAGGGAGACCATTTAGATGAACGTTATAATGTATTCAAAAGATGACTGTGCCTTTTGTGATAAGGCCAAAAACTTGTTAAAGATGAAGGCAATTGAGTTTATTGAGTATAAACTTGGTAAGGACTTTGACCGTGATACCCTTTTGGAACAGTTCCCAGAGGCACGAACATTTCCTGTAATAACACTTAATAAAGAATATATCGGTGGTTTTAATGAACTTGAAAAGTTGCTGAATACTAAATAAGTGTGTAGGCCACGGATTGGCGTCCTGCCTACTCTAATGCTTTAGGGAGCACCAGCATGTCTATTTATCCTACCGGTTTCTACATTTACGCCTATCTACGCAAATCCAACTTAACACCTTACTATATTGGAAAAGGTAAAGGTGAAAGAGCGTGGAATAGCAAAAGTCATACAAAAAACAATAATGCAAGGACTCCTAAAGACAAAAGATATATTGTTATTATGGAATCCAATCTAACGGAACTTGGCGCTTTTGCTTTAGAAAGATTTTATATTCGTTGGTATGGCCGTAAAGATATCGGAACAGGTATATTGAGAAACCTGACTTATGGTGGTGATGGAGCAGAAGGTTATATTTTCACCAAGGAACAACTTGAGAAAAGAGGAAAAAATATCTCTTCGTCAAAAAAAGGAAAACCCCTTACGAGAAAAGCATTGGAATCAAAGAAAAAATACTTTTATGAAGTTGTCTGTTCCGATGGTAATATAGTTAATACAGATAACTTACAACAGTTTTGTAGAGATAATAAACTGGATATGTCAGCCTTATCCAGAACCGTGAATAAAGAAAGAAAACAACACAAAGGATTCTATGTGAAGAAAAGACTTGACAAAAAGTATATTGGCGGTTATAATGAGTTGTATGATTTGCTACTAACTCACTAAGGAACAGAAATGAATATACTTCCTTTTCCTACTGTAACACCAGACATGCGTGTAGGATCTATAGCAGTTACCAAAAATAGAGATACCCGTAGGACTCGCCGAGAATTCCTAGACAAGGCTAAGGCAACCTTACCTAGAAATGATTATGAGGAACTATTGATGGCTATTTTGGACCCGGAATACTATATGGAAGGTGATCACCTTATCCGTAGGGCCGTTGATGATTATTATGACCATGTTGAAAGTAGGAGTTGAGTTATGATTGATAAATATGCTCTAAAGGAACAACTACAGAATGGTGTTGTCACCGTTGTTTTTGAGAAGACTGACGGAACGGAACGCACAATGCGTTGCACCCTTTCCGATCTATATGTTCCTCAAGTAGAACCACAGATGTTGTCAGAGTATGACGGACAGGTTCCTAAGAACACAAGGCAGATTAATGATAGTGTCCAACCTGTATGGGACATTGACGCAGGAGGTTGGCGTTCATTCCGTTTGGATTCAGTCAAACAAGTGTTAAGTGAATAAACCTCTGTTTATGGCTGTTGTCCTATCAACGGCGTTTTGGTTAGTGCTAAAGACCGTAGCATTTCTTTTATATGGTATAATCGTTCAATGAAGGATAAACAAATGTCAGCAGATAATGGAATATATGTGTTACTAACTGAGTCCGAAAAAGGTCCAGAATACCGTGTTACGAGGGCCAATGCAATTGATAACATCTATGGTGAATGGAATTCGGAAACAGGAAAATATGAAGGAAATGTTGAAGCAATCCTTGATACCTTTGCACAAGTGCCTGTTTTCTATACAATAAACGAGGCTCTTGACTTTGCTGAGGAATTAGAGCATAATACCGATCCTACTGAAGACGGAGTATGTGTTATTTCGGACTTTAAGTCATTCGGTAATATATTCGTTTGAGGAAAACATGGCGCAGATAAAAATACACGGTACTCCTAAAAAGGTAAATAAAAAAGAAATCAAAGAGGCCGCTTCCTTTTTCTGCGACTATCTCATGAAACGCCTAAGTAAAAATGTCCTTGTGGTTATAAAACTAAAAAAGGACCTCTATAAACAAAGTAAGTGTTTTGGTTTTGCAATGTATACCGATGATGATGCAAGAAACCATAATCATAGGGAGTTTGAGATAGAGATTGATAGTGGCCTTGGCCGTGTGTTCTTACTACGAACCATAGCACATGAGTTGACACATGTGAAGCAATATGCCAGAAAAGAACTGGTTGATGCCGATTGCAACTATCAAAAATGGAATAAAGTGTTATATAATGAGAAGGTAATCGGTTATAAAAATCTTCCTTGGGAAGCAGAGGCACGATTGCTCGAAAAGCAACTATATGAAATGTGGAAAGAAAAAAGTGGAAGATAAGGAGAAGAAAGTGAAAACTCGTCCTAAGTTTGCGGATGAAAAGTATCTTGGTTCCGAACCTACCGTCACGGAGGATTCCACACAGGCTGAGTTGGCTGTTGCTTATAACTGGTTCAACTATTTCTATACAAGTGATGATGCTAAGGCATTCACCATATCCTACCTAAAGAGTATTAACTATGACAAAGACATTATACGAAAACTTAACCAGGTCAAATGCGTTGAACTGCACTCCATCGGATGGAACTGTCGGCTCCTCCACACCGGGTCATCCCTACCTGACGGAATCTGGCAATCTATTGAGCTGCGACTCATGGAACTTGCCAGCGAGGTCGTGGAAGTATCGGAGACTGAAGAGGATCAACCGCAAAAGAATGTGGTCACCATACAAGACCGCATTGCTAGTCGTGCGTCGGACCTTATCGCGGAACTTGAAGAAGAACTAGATGTGTTCTACAAAGAAGGAGTAATCCAGTTTGACGTTAAGAAGTGGGCCCTTGAGAAGGCAATCAAACCGCCAGTGGCGAAGAGGATTACAGACCACTTCCGTCCACAATACGAAGAAATCACCGAAGCACTCAAAGGCGAAGATCCAGATTTGGTGGAAGCATATAAAGGCTGGCGTAAGCCGGTTCTTAAAATCATGGCTCTTTTCATTAAGAAGATCATAGATCACCTTGATGAAGCAGCGGCAGCACAAGTCTCTATTCGTAAACCACGTAAGAAGAAAGAGAAACCAGCACATGTCTTGGTTTCGAAACTAAAGTATAAAGTTGAAGACAAAGACCTAAATATCAAGAGTGTCCAATCTAAGGATATTATTCATGCGCAACAACTTTGGATCTACAATACTAAGTATCGTAATCTTTCTGTGTATAATGCCTTGGGTCCTAGCGGCCTTTCGGTCAGAGGGACAACGATTATCGGATATGATCAGGACTCTTCAGTCACTAAGAAACTCCGCAAACCAGAACAAGTAATTCCTCAAGTGTTGAACGAGGGTAAAGTTGGTTTGCGTAAAATTATGAGTGCCATTAAAACAACCGAAACAAAGGCAAATGGCCGATGCAATGAAGAAACAATACTACTAAGGGTGATTAGATGACAATACCTACAGGAGGCCTAAAATACTATAGTAACATACCGGTAGAAAAGATTGATATGATAGATAAGTTGGCCTATCTTTACTGGTATGAGAATGTATGTAAGGATGGATGGAGTAAAGATGAGCATAGAGGTTTATACGAGAGAACCAAGAGTGAGGTAATGGAATATGGTCTCAACTATTCTAAAGACAACGGAAATTGACCTAATTTGGTCTATGATATATCTTGGTATGTTCGTGGGTGTTATTTCTATGCTTTTGGTACTGTATGGAACCTATCTAGATATAAAGAATAAGGACAAGTAAATGACCGATAAAGTTATCGAGTTCCCAAAACACAAAGTTGTTCGTGATGTACCAGGAGAAGTTTTAGAAGAAAGAGCAAGACGAGCCGATATGAAAATGGCAGATGCCATCGTAAGTGATATCACGGCAATGATTTTAACCGAACTTGATAACTTTTATGTTAGTGTTGAAGATGAGTCCTTCACAAAGGATCTTGTTCTTGTTGTAGATGCCTTAAAGGCTACAGTATATCGCCAGTTTGGTTTTGAGCATCACCTCCATCCTTTCATTGAGGAAAATGTAACCATCATCTCAAAAGCAGATGCCAAAGCAATGGAAAACATGGATGAGGAACAAATCCAGAAGATGATTGAGGATATGTTGGCATCAAAAGAAAAACTTGACAAAGAAGAGGAAGAGTGATATGGTAGACACAATCGATCCAAATACCCTTAAAGGTAAGGATCGTCCACTATACGTAAAGAAGGTATTAATGGGCCTTGGTTGGACAGATTTCCAAGCTGCCGCAATGGTCGGTCAGTTTATGCAGGAATCCTATACAGACCTCCGAACGGACGTATGGGGTGATAAACACACCGCATATGGTATCGGTCAGTGGCGTGATAACTATGATAAGAAGACTGGTATCCATTCACCTGGCCGTCTATCCGACCTTGCTCGGTTTGCCTTAGAGTTAGGTAAACCTGTAAATGACCTTGATACACAGGCACGGTTTGTAAATTGGGAATTAAACAATACCCAGAAGAATGTTGGTTATCTTTTGAAGAAAACCAAGAATATCGATGACGCTTTATTGATTGCTATTGGTTATGAGCATCCACGAGGTTATACTAAAGAACACCCAGAGAACGGCGATGGTTTCGCCAACAGATGCAAGTATGCCAAATCCCTAATGTAAGGAAAGAAAATGTCTTATATCATGGTGGATCTTAATCAGGTCCTCATTTCTAATCTGATGCAGCACCTGAAACAGATCACAAAATCACATGAGATGAATGAGGACCTTATTCGTCATATGTCTATCAATACCATCCGTTCTAATGTGAAGCAATTCAAGTCAAAGTATCCTAATGTAATCCTTTGCTGCGACTCCAAGAAGTATTGGCGCCGTGATTACTTTCCATTCTATAAGTCTCAACGTAAGCATGACCGAGAGGCCAGTGGCCTTGATTGGCATCTTATCTTTGATACACTCAACAAGATCCGTGATGAGTTCAAGGAGAGTTTCCCTTATAAGGTGTTGGATGTTGAAGGTGCCGAGGCGGATGATATCATTGCCGTCCTTACTGCTCGTTTGTCGTCGAGCGGCAACATTCTCATTTTGTCGTCGGACAAAGACTTTGGGCAACTCCAAAAGTATCCTAATGTAACGCAGTATTCACCTATTCTAAAGCGGTTCATTAAGATTGATAACCCGAAGACTTTCATCCGTGAACACATTCTTAAAGGTGACCGTGGTGATGGCATTCCAAACTTTCTTTCACCAGACAACACCTTTGCAGCAGGCGAACGTCAAAAGGTTATAAATAGTAAACGTCTTCAGGAATGGATTAGTCAGGATGCCGAAACTTTCTGCACTACGGATATTATGCTACGTGGTTATAAACGCAACCAAACTTTGGTTGATTTTGACTATATACCAGGAGATATTCAGGCAAGCATCGTTTCCGCGTTTGAGAATACCAAAGTGTCAACAAAAGAGAAAATGCTGAACTATTTTATCGATAAGGGCCTCAAAGTAATGATTGAGTCCATCAACGATTTTTGAGGAACATAATGAGTAAGAAAAATGTATATGAAGTATTTAATGACTTCAAAGTGGCCAAGAATAAAAAAGATCGTATCAAAGTCCTACAAGATAATGATACTTTCGCTTTGAGGAATGTATTGATTGGAACCTTTCATAAAGGTGTCGAATTTGTCATTGCCGAAGCACCATCTTTTAAAAGAAATGATGACTTACCTCCTGGTTTGGGTTATAATAATATGACCCAGGTATTGGATAAGTTATATCTCTTTATGAAGAACAACCCACGCACTCCTGCCGGTCTTACAGACAAGAGAAAATCAGAACTTTTATTACAAATATTGGAAAGTTTAGAGCCTAAAGAGGCTGATGTATATATGGGTATCATTCTAAAAGACCAGAAGATCCCATATCTAACTGAGACGCTTGTTCTTGAAGCGTTCCCAGGATTATTTCCACAAGGGTAGAATAACATGAAGCAACTAAAAAACACTTTCAAAGATCCTTATGTTGAACTACAGGAAGAGGACCGCCGTTATGGCGGCCGCAAATTGGAACGTCCAGAGTCCGAAATGCGGCGTGATCGTCGTCCACTAAAGAACCTCAAGAAGGCGTGGATGGAACACACCGAGGACTTTGACGAAGTGGACGATTTTTACGAACACTGATTGTAAACAATTGTAAACAAAAATAATGCTTGACATTCCTTTTCCCAGGTGTATAATAGTAAATACTGAAACCTTGGGAAAAGGAATAGATTATGGAATTATCATCATTACTGATGGAATCAGACCTTACAGGTTATATTTCCGAAAACCTTTCTGACCTGTGGGAAGGTACACCTCTCCAAGGATATAAATTGCTTGATAATAAGCAAAAAGGTGGTTATGGTGAAGTATTGGCCGAGAAACTTTGTGAACAATTAGGTCTCAAAGTAACACAAAGAACAAATTCCGATCATGATATGGTCGTGAACGGTTATAAAACCGAAGTAAAATTTTCCATTGCACAAACCAATAAAGATAAAACGGCCATAAATAAAGATGTATTTATGATGAACCATGTCGGTGTTGGTAAAGATTATGATCGTTTACTTTTCATAGGTATCAATCCTAATTTTGAGGAATCCAGGATTGTATGGTTTGATAAAAAAGATATTAAGAAAATTATCAATAACAAAGATTATTTTGGTTATCAGCAAGGTGGTAACAATGCTGAGAATGACGACTATATGTCCGGATCGGCCAGACTTATCAGATTGATTAATTCTCCATATGCTAGGACTCTTGAACAATGGTAAAATTATATCATGGTGATTGTCTTGAGGTTTTAAAAGAACTTGAGAACAACTCGGTTGATATGGTCTTGACCGATCTTCCTTATGGTACCACGGCCTGTAAATGGGATGCTATTATTCCATTTGAACCTCTATGGGAACAATTAAACCGAATTGCTAAAAAAAAGGCTGCAATGGTATTTACAGCACAAATGCCATTCACTGCGGCCTTGGCTATGTCCAATATCAAAAATCTAAAGTATGAATGGATATGGGAAAAACCTCAAGGCACTAATCCCCTTAATGCTAAAATAATGCCATTAAAGTCACACGAAAACATTCTAGTTTTCTGCCGTGAAACACCTACCTATAATCCTCAAATGGAACAAGGCACACCTTATAGCGGTTTCTCTTCCGATGAGTCCAAGATTGGTGAAGTTTATGGTGGTGCCAAATCTAAGCACCGAGATAATCCTACTGGTGAAAGATATCCTAAAACCATACTAAGACATAAGCAAGAAAAAGGATTACATCCTACACAAAAACCAGTCACTCTCATGTCTTATCTAATCAATACACATTCCAATCCGGGAGATGTTGTTCTTGATTGCACAATGGGATCAGGAACCACTGGCGTTGCTTGTATTGACACGGATAGGAATTTCATAGGTATAGAAATGGATGAAAAATATTTTAATATCGCAAAAGATCGTATTGAAGGCCGCCGAGGTCTGTTGACATTCATCTAGCTGCGACATCCTGTCGCAGGCGTTTACATACCTTTTTTATTGACAATGCCGTTCCTTTATGTTATTCTTAGACATAATCAGAAAGGATTGTAAACATGCTTCTATATATTCGACGCAAAATTACCGTAGCATTTGCTAGAGCTACATTAGAGATGCCCTGGCCTTTTTGTAAATATGCATTATTATTACAATGTAAACTTGGGTTTACATACGATAATCTCCCCGAAGAATAACAATGACTTACGGGTGCGACGTTCTGTCGCACCCATTTTATGCCAGTTTACATTGACTTTACCGTTCCTTGATGCTATTATATGTCCATGATGAAAACACAAAAGCGGAAATCACGGTCTGATCGTAAACACCTTGTTTACAGTCTGTCTGTAAACGGACAGGAATACATTGGTGTGACCTTTGTTGAACGGTCGGCTGTTAAGAAATCCCTAACCAGAAGGTGGCAGAAACATGTCCGACGGGCCCTTACAGAAAACAAAAACTGGAAGCTCTGTGTTGCTATACGCAAATATGGCGCTGATGCCTTTGACGTTACTGTATTGGACGTGGTCCGCGGTAAGTCCGCTGCTCATACCTTAGAACGTGATCTAATCAAATCCCGCAAACCTAAACTTAACACGGATGTAAGATAATGGCTAATGCTCGTTTTGCTGCTAAAAAACCCGCTATTCAGGTTACTCTCAACCAGTTGGAGGACTTCTTCCTTAAGGGTAATGATATTAAGGTGTGTAAGGCACCTAAACGCCCTAAGAAGGGTTATACCACTGGCAAAAAGGTGAAAGGTATCTAATGTTGGAAATAATCGCTCTAACCGTATCGCTGGCTATTCCTGTTTCTCTTGCTCTTGTTGCTTTACTCTCGGAGTCTGATAATGCTTAATTGGAAAGATGATGAACAAATGGTCCAATGCCTTGGTCTTTTCCTGACTTTGGTTGGTCTTATGTTCGGTGTTGGTCTTATCGCTTATTTTGGAGGTTAATATGGAAAGTCCAGTTACACCTGTAAAAGAATTATCTAAACATGAAAGTAATAAGAAGTGGTTGGAACATTATGTTGTTGCCATGGAATTAGCAAGAGTTAAATATGAAAAGGCCAAAAAGAGTTATGAAACTGTAGCAAATCTACATCGTTTAGAAGTTTCTATGGAAAAAAATGGTGATCTCTATATCTTCACAACTCTTGATGACGATGATCTTGAACGGGTGATTTTTGCTCGTAAGGATAGAAAAACAAAACGATGGGTTTTACGTGAAGGTCGTAAACAGATTATGAAAAAATGTCCTTATAATCTAAACGAAATTCGTCTCAAAATAGCAATAGGTGAAATATGAAACAAGTAATCGTATCCGGTTCTTTCCGTTATGTTGCAAAACGTATTGAGGAACTTGATGCTCAAGGTTATAAAATTGTAAAATCTAAACAATGGTCCGACGGTAAGTGGACTTATGTGATGGAGAAATAATGAATAATGCCATCCACTTTGTAGGATTTAAAGATAACCGTTATAACGCGGCCGTCAAGGTGTTCGGCACTCCTGACTTTATCCATAGAGTATGGGATAAACGTGCGGCCGATGAGGTTATGGAAAATGATGTGGTGATATTTGCTGATAGTGATGAAACGCAAGAGGTGAAATTTTTTGCGTTTGACGACTCCGCTAACTTCTAAGGAATATAATATGGCTAATGTGAAAACTTTCAATCTGTCGATTTGGTTCAAAGGTTATGACCTTACATTCCGTGGTATATCACGAACTGCGGCCTGTAGGTATATTGATCTTTATTCTAAGAAAGAAAACTATATCTCTTGGAGTGTAGAGGAAAGATAATGCATAACATAAAGAGTTATACATTGACGGTATATCTTAAAAACGGTGATCAAGTCGTCTATAAAAACATTACCAGAAATGCCATGATGAAAAAGGTTAGACATTACCAGGAATTAAAATTATCTCTAACGTTTCATATTGATTGGGAGTAAACATAATGCGTGAGTTTACTAATGCCGTTATTGAGGCCAAAGATGAGGGTGTGTTGGATCGTGATGAATTGATCCGTGACCTTCTCAACTATATGTCCGACTCCGAGGTCGCAAACTTTTTGAGTAATTATTATGCCGAGTTTTATGGTGAACTAGCAGAGGAGGAAGATGATTATGACGGCCAACCGGACGAAGCGCAAGAATGGCATGACTTTGATCCAGATTGTTAATCCTGTTGCCAAGGCACTCCGCAATCCTGTATGTAGACAGAGGATTGTTCCTTCTAAAAAGGTGTATCGTAGAAAGGCGAGGTTTACATTCATGGGTGCGACATCCTGTCGCATCTGTTGACATACGATTTTGATTGACTGTTCCGTCCGTTTATGCTATTATTAGACATAATCAGAAAGGATAGTAAACATGAAAAACCTCATTATGTATAAAGTTAATATGTTCTTTGCATACCTTACCATAGATGCCCCCGTTCCATTTTTTGTAAAACTTCATGCCCTTACATTACAAGGAAAAATTAACTCTTTCGTCAACTATCAATGGGGAAATTAATATGAAAAAACTATATATCGTCTTTATGAACTCTTATAACAAACGATATAACACTAACATTTTTTATCATAACTCCGATGAAGATATCAATATGGGTTTTTTTAACAATAAACAAGATGCTCAAAATGTTATTGATGAACTAAATGAAAAATACAAAGATGATAAGCATAATTATAATCAGTATTACATTTATGAGTCAGTCTATAACTAATAGAAAGTGAGAATATAATGAAACTTGTACCACATGGTTCAAACCAAAATGTCCTTATCCTTGAGAATGGCACTAAAGTCCTTTTCTCATATCGAACTCCAGTGGCTGCTTTCCATCCTATCAAAGGTTGGCTGCGTACCGATAGAAAGTGGTCGGCCACAACCACCAAGCATATCAATAAGTGGTTGTCTGGCCTAAACGCCAGCATCATTTCACAGTCTTTCCTTGACAACCTTGTGGAGCGTATATAATGTCCAGAATGTCCGACCTTGCTTTGGAAGTGGATGAGTTGGTGGTTCAGGCCATCGAATACGGTGCCCAGACGGAACAGCAAGTCCAGACGTATGTAAACGACCGTATGGCGTTGACAATCCCTATAGAGCAAATCAATCGTATCATAGACGATTTCTATAGAGCGGATTTCTATTGTCAACACCACAACCTATAGGTGCGACAACCTGTCGCATGTGTTTACAAACGATTTTGGTTGCCATATCCGTCCGTTGTGTTATAATGTCCGTATTAAATGAGAAATGTGAAAGGAAATCGAATGCCTAAAGTATCTGCATCAAATGGTATCCGTCCTGAAATCCGCGCCCTTGCGGTTCTTGTGATGGGTAAAACTGTTACGCCTGCCGAAATTAATGACCACGTCGGCACTGGTGATTATGCTGCCAAGTATGTGTCCTTCCTCAATACGCGGTACGGTTTCACTATTACCGCCAATAAAGATGGTCGCAAGGTCGTTTCTTATACGATGGTCGCCGAGCCTGCTAATGCTGCCGACCTCCGTGCCGCACAACCTAAGGCACCTAAGGTCAAGGCTGCCAAGGTTGCTAAGGCTCCTAAGGCCAAGGTTTCTAAGGCATTAGGTCTTACAATGGCCGAAGCAAATGAAATCCGTGAAGAGGTTGCTTCCGAACGTGCCTTAGAAATCAAGGCAAAGAACCTTGAGACACTCCGCAAGGTTGCTAAAGACATGGGTATGAAGAAAGTGGCCGCTAAGAAAAAGGTCGCCAAGAAAGTCCGTGACTTTGATGATGTTACGGAGCAGTTTGGTACCAGTGGTGAGGTTGCCACCTCATTCTCAATTGATAAAGATTGGGACTCCATCGATGGTGTTGACCTCTCAAAAATCATCTAACTAATAGGAGTGTTAGTTGTCAACTATCGTCACTCTTGATCTGAATAATTTTGATACGGATGATCTAATCGCTGAACTGGAGGATCGTGAATATCGTGTTATGACGCCGGGTGAAACTGATGAAAACTCGGAGTCATTAGAAAATATGCATGATGAAATCCATACCTTATACTTAAACTTCCTAGCATTATATAAAAATAATAATAGGGAGTTTGAAAAGTCCTTGAAAAAGTTTTTTGAGGATACTATAGATGTAAGGATTATTTAATGCGCCTCAAAGTGAAATACAGGAACTCGGCCTATCGGCCGGGTTCTTATGCTTATTCCGAACCATATAACTATTATGAAGGTCGTGTGGTTCTTCCTAAACCCAAGTGGTTATCTGAAAATGAGTTTATGTTAACCACTGGTGATGCTGATGCGCCGGCTCGTATTCTGGATAAGCGTGATATATTGGAGGCATGGACAGGTAATGACAAGTATGATGATGGCGTCACTCTAGTAAATGGTGATAAAAAAATATATGTAGTTACCCGTGGTAACTTTGGTCGTTATTCATGTAACTGTACCGCATATCATTATCGCAAATGGTGTAGTCACACAAACGAGGTAAAGAAAAATGTCCGATCAAGCGTTGGTTGAAGTGAAAGAAATGCTGTATAAACGCCTTGCTATTCTCCGTCCATTCATACAGAATATGGAGATAGATGAATACGGTCCTCTTGACTTTACAGAGGCCGCATATTTAAATGAGTTGATGTTTCTGGAAGAGTTACTAGATATTATTGAGAGGTCATAATGGATAGTTATCTAAAACAAATCGCTTATAGTGAAGGTAAAAAGGCGTATTTTGATAAGGTATGTCCTATGGATAATCCTTATGAAGGAGTCCATGAGATACTTTACAATGTATGGTGTGATGGTTGGTGGGATATGTTTTATGAGGACATCTAATGAATATTTTTTATCTTGATCACGACCAACAAAAATGTGCCGAGTGGTCCGTGGACTCTCATTGTGTTAAGATGATCCTTGAGAGTGCCCAACTTTTGTCCACGGCTCACCGAGTGCTAGACGGTCATGAGTATATAGACGATGGTGGAAAACGTAAGGTAAAACGATGGCGCCTTGATGATGACCGTAATGCTCAACTATACTCAGCAACTCATGTCAATCATCCATCGGCAGTGTGGTGCCGTGAAACCGAGGCCAACTATCTCTGGTTGTGGTCATTGCTTCGTGAATACTGTAAAGAATATACCTACCGTTATGGAAAAACACATAAAGTTGAGGCTGACGGTCTTTTGTATGACCTTAGATATACACCACATAACACACCTTTAATATATTTCACCGAACCTCCAAGTGCGATGGATCCTAAATACATTATATCAAAAGATCCGATAGTCAATTATCGGAACTACTACAAGGTTGGTAAGGTGCACCTACACAAGTGGAAGAAACGTGAAGCACCGGAGTGGATAAAGGAGGCGTAATGCCAAACTATACTTTTCGTAATAAAGAAACCAATGAAGAATTTACCGTCACCATGACAATGGCGGACCACGACACATATCTAGACGATAAACCTCACTTGGAGCAAGTTCTCCGCAATTTTACTATGGTCGACCCAGTTAATGTGGGTATCACAAAACCACCAGCAGATTTCCAGAAATATGTATTAGGCAGAATTAAAGCGGCCGTACCAGAGGCCTCTGCCGTTGCGAACAAACGCTGGGACATTCCAAAGGAGATTTAGAACTGTCTCAACCACCAAAAAAATCCACGAATAGAGGCCGCGCCCGCAAGGCGTTGGCCTCTTTTGTTTATGAGAAGGTGAATAACGAAAAACAAAAAGGTAAAGATATGTCTGTAAAAAGAAAGAAAAATAACCGTAATCCAAACCATGAGATATCTGCACAAAACGCCGCTGAGAAAAACCACTTTGAATTGCGTCACATAAATCCACTAACAGTAAACCAGCAAAGAGTGTGGGACGCATATGATAGCGGAGCAAATCTTATGTTACACGGTTATGCCGGCACCGGTAAAACCTTTCTGTCATCTTATCTCGCATTAAAAGAAGTTCTACACGAAAAGACATATAAGAAGGTTGTTATCATCCGATCGGTCGTACCAAGCCGCGACATGGGATTCCTACCAGGAACCGACAAACAAAAATCGGAAGTTTACGAACAACCTTACCAAGAAATCTGTGATGACTTATTTGGTCGTGGCGATGGATGGAAGATTTTGAAGTTAAAGGGCTTAGTAGAGTTTACTACTACTTCCTTTCTACGTGGTATGACATTTAACGATTGTATTATCATTGTTGACGAGTGCAATAATATGACATTCCAGGAAATTGATACAGTTATGACCCGTATAGGTCAAAACTCTCGCATTATATTCTGTGGTGACTATAGGCAAACTGACCTACATAAACCACATGAGAAAACTGGTATTAAAGAACTGATGGCTGTTACTCGCCGTATGCCATCGTTTGATCATATTGAGTTTAATATTGAGGACATCGTGCGAAGCGGTGTGGTGAAAGAATATATAATACAAAAGACTGAAATGGGACTCTAAAGGTTGACATTTACGGAGAGGTGTAGTATAATGGATGAAACAGTTGAGGACGACTTTGATGTTGGATGCTAGTGAAAACTTTTAATCATATAAACCATGACCACTTTCTAACTACTCTGAAAAGGGAAGAATATAATGGAAAACGATACTACATCTCTCCAAATGGCACCAAGTTGCCTTCGGTTACAACATTCTTGTCTCATTTTAAAGGCGATAGCATCGCAAAGTGGCGCGCCAAAGTCGGTGAAGAAGAGGCAAACCGAGTATCAGCAAGAGCATCTAGACGCGGTACACAATTTCATTCTCTCATGGAATCTTATATCAAGAATGAGGAAGGGTCAACTTACCTAACCAAAGATTTGATGCCTGATATGAAACAGGCATTCCGTAATATGTTGCCAACATTGGATCGTATTGATAATGTCCATTATGTTGAGGCAATGTTGTATAGTGAGGCCATCGGACTAGCAGGTCAGGTTGATTGTATTGCTGAGTTTGATGGCATCACTTCCATTATTGACTTTAAGACCTCGTTGAAACCTAAGAAAGAGGAATGGATTCTCAATTACTTTGAACAATGCACCGCATACTCCTTGATGTATGAGGATATGACCGGCATCCAGGCCAGGCAGATTGTTGTATTGATATCAGTAGACCACGAAATCCATCCACAGATATTCGTCAAGAGAAGGACAGATTATGTTAAAGGATTATATGATAAGATTGTCCAGTTTAGAGAGGAATATGAACTATGAAATATTTCCTACCAATATTGGTGTTTCTTTGTCTTGGTTTGGCTAGCTGTAACACTATCACCATCGCAGACTGCCTTATACGGGACAACACTAGTAGCCCCTGTAACTAAAGGTTCCGTAGACCATCGTGGTGTTTCGGCGCCACAGATGGAAGAGTTTGAGAACCAAGTAGAATAATACTTGACATTCCCAAAAAATACTCTATAATAAATAGTATGCTTAGGTCGTTGAGAACGGTAGAATAAGCAGGCAGGACCTGGGAGCGTTACCCAGCCGGTCCACCAAAGGACATTAAGGTGTCTTTTGGGGGCCGGAAGTAGGATCGACTGATGTGGTAAAGGCCGAAGGAGACCAAAAGCAATCGTAAATGCTAACGATAATTCAGCATATCAGGATCTTGCTCTAGCAGCATAGTCCTACGGGCCGCCGGCAGCCTCGGAACAGAATGCCGGCACCTCACAAAGGACACTAAAATGAAAACAAAAAAGTTGATTTTAAAGTTCTATCGTGCTATACTGAATAAAGATGCTAAGAAGGAGAGGAAGTTTTGGTTTAAACTCCTCAAGAAATCTTTCAAAGGCAAAAACACTCACGCAATCCGATAGGAGATATTATATTATGACGCCTGAAGAAATCAATAAATTTTCTATGGCTATTGAAGAGATGGTTTATATGAAGGACATTCCTTACATTGATGCCATCTGTATGTTTGCGGAACAAAACAATATAGAAATGGAGACCGCTGGCAAACTTGTGTCTGGCGTCCTCAAAGCCAAAATCCAACTAGAGGCTGAAGACCTCAACTTCCTTAAGAAATCTAAAACTGCTAAACTACCAATATGAGTCACTTTTCCGCGTATGGTGCATACGTGGTCTTTGTTACTATCAGAACTCACTTTGAGAGTCCTACATTTGACCTCTTTACGCACCATAAAGTAAAAGCATCTAAGACCACTTATGAAAAGAGACCTGATAGATGGTTCTTTGATAAATTGGCCAAGGAGTATGAAGACAGAGAACTACGAGATTTTTTTATTGCTAATAGATTGAAGGATCGTAACTATGTCACTGAGTTATTGGAGGACGAAGCAAAAGAAAACTACATTCAATACAAAGGAAGAAAACAGGCACTCACATATCACTTCGAGAATGACGTTGATAGAGTTTTTAAATATGGCCTTGATCTTCCTTTTGATGTTAGGGACGGTGAGTATCCTTATATTGTTTGCCTATATCTTAGGGGAAGTATTTCTCCTGAGTCCATGGTCATTCTAAATGACTTTATAGGTTATACAGAAAAGTTTGATAAATATATGGGTGGCAATGATCCCATCTGGTCCAAGGTGGCGTTGAAATTACGTAAATACAAACCTTTTGTAAAATACGATAAGAATAAATTCAAACGCATACTCAAGGAGAAAATAGATGGCACCCCGAAAGAAAACGTCTAACGTTACTCCAGTTGAAGATATAACAAACTGTGAATATGCACCTGGCAAACCATCAGAGATACTACTAAACTATGCTGAAGGTCATTACCAAAAGATATATACAGACGAAGGCGAAATGGCGTTCCTAGATAAACATACACAAAGAACACTAAAGATTCCTGAGGATTCGCTACACCTTATGGAAGTCCTTCACGGATTTGAAATGTTAGCAGAAATTTTTGTATTATAAATATAAAGCACTATTATTATGTTTTCTTGTGAGATATCTAGCAAACATCTTATGAGGAGATAAAAAAGATGACTAAAGAAGATTTGTTAAAAGCAATGGCACTAATTATAGATGCTAATGAGTCCACAAAAGCATCTCAATTGATATGGGATTTATGGCAAAATCATGGATCTTATTCTGTTATTAAAAATAAAATCCTACATAAAGAAACCGGTAAAGAACTCGGCGAAAAATAAAATAATACTTGACAGGACCTTAGGGTCCTGTTATTATACAAGAATAGAGTATGGTATAAAACCGGTTCGGTATACGAACTTGGCAAATCCATACTCTCTTACATCATGATAATGTGGATAAGAAACATACAACGTTATACAAGGAGAATACGATGAACTTTGCAAATCTAAAAAAGCAATCTAAGGATTTCAACGGCCTTCTAAAGCAGGTTGAAAAGATGAATGGCGGTGGTGGTAACTTCGAGAAGGAAGATACCGACAACTATTGGAAGCCAACACCAGACAAGACAGGTAATGCTCTTGCTGTTATTCGTTTCCTTCCAGGTCCTGCCGTTGATGGTGACGACGCCCTTCCTTGGGTCCGTTACTTTGATCATGGTTTCCAGAACAAGGTTACTGGAAAGTGGTATATTGAAAAGTCCCTAACAACCTTCGATGAGAAGGATCCTGTATCAGAGTATAACTCAACACTCTGGAACTCCACACAAGACGATAACTCTCCTGAGCGGAAGCAAGCGCGTGATCAGAAGCGCCGTCTTCACTACGTTTCTAACATCTATGTGGTGAGTGATCCTAAGAATCCTGAAAATGAGGGTAAGGTATTCTTGTTCAAGTATGGCAAGAAAATCTTTGATAAGATCACAAAGATGATGAACCCAGACCTTGAGTCCGAGGGTAAGGTCAATCCTTTTGATCTTTGGCAAGGTGCTCATTTCAAGTTGAAGGTAACCCGTCAGAATGTTAATATGGGTGGTCGTAACGTATCATTCCCTAACTATGACGAGTCCGTGTTCCTCGCACCAGGTCCTCTATCAAAGGACGATGATGAGATGGAAGCAATCTGGAAGCGTGAACATTCTCTCAAGGAGATTGTTGACCGTAAGAACTTCAAAACCTATGCTGAACTCAAGGCCCGCCTTGATGAGGTGAATGGTTACACAGGTTCAGCACCAGCACCACGGGCACCTGCTCCTGTAGAAGAGGAAGCACCTTGGGTAGAGACACCAAAGCCTGTCGCCAAGGCACCAGTTGTGGAAGATGAAGAGGATGAAGACCTCGCAATGTTTCGCAAGTTGGCTGAGGACTGAGACCTTACAAGATAACTATTAAGATTGGGGGAGCAGAAATGCTCCCCTTTTTTTTATGCGTTAGTGTTACCGAATGTATAATTGTTTGTAGGATCTCTTGAAGTATCCTCACTAAACTTAGATCGGTATACCGCTCTTTGGAATGATGGACTATGGAAAGGTGCCGTTTTATTTTGTCTCACTAGATCGCCAATAAAATTAGGCATATCATTTCTAGGTTCTTGTCTGGTAGTAGGTTGAATTTGAGATGCCTGGCCAGCAGCAGATAAACTATCCAACTCTTGCCTTATGGCATCAAACTCGCTTCTTATATTATCACTAGTTGGGCCCATATTACCATTTACTTTTTGCGATGGTGTTACATCTATTCTCTCGCCGCCTCTAGCAGTGAATAAAGGTTGTTGTGTTTTAGTGTCAATCGCCGCAACATTATCTCTTTTATCCATAGGATAGAAAGAAACATCACCATTAACTCCGAATGATCCACCATCAGAAGCACCAGGTATTCCTTGTGAACGAAGGAAATTACTAGTAGAGGCCGCATCGGGTGGTGTTGCTACAGTAGGCGGTGGTGTAGGTGAAGGAGGCGTTCCAGTGACAGGTGTTGGTGTAGTTTTAGGTGTAGATGGTACTGCCGTTGGTGTTTGTACCGGTGCTGCCTGCGCCTGTTGTCCACCTCCAGGAAATAATTCTCTTTGTATATTCTGCATAGTTGAAGGAGGCTGAGGTGCTGCCTGAGGTTGTGGAATAATCACAGATGGTGGTGTAGCAGGCGAAGAAACACCAGGAGGTGTTTGTGCTTGTGCAGTTTCAATTGAAGGTTGAACTGGTTCAGCAACAGCCAATATGTCTTTTCTTTCCTGATCATATCTGTTTTTATACTTACTAAACTTTTCTGTTCTAACATCAAACAATCCATGAACTTGTGTATCAGCATCCATACCTACGGTAGATAGTGCGTCAGGATGATTTAATATCTTATTGGCGGCCCTACGATGTTGAACCGACATACTATACAATGCCTCTTGAACTTTTGGATGTTCAACATTATATCCTAGTTTCTCTGCCTTTGCTCTTAACGGTTCATAATGCGTTCTTCTAATAAATGCGTGTTGAGCATCATCAAATCCATATGGATCTTCTTTGGCCAATTTAGAATAGATATTATTAAATGCTTTAGAACCTGGTCTATGGGATCCAAATTTACTTTTATAATCTGCTCCTTCTGGTGATTTAAGGAATTCAGACATTGTTCCTGTTCTAGAGGATAACTGGTGAGAACCATATGAAACACCACCTTTATCACCTCTACCGGTTGAAATAGTATGAACACCTCTGTTACCGGATTCATACTTAGCAGAGGCATGACCTAATCTTGGTGTTATATTAGCATCGGTCATTGTTCCGGTATCAATTGAGGCATACTGTGAATATGCAGACATACTATCTTTTTTTACATCTTTGCCATATCTACTTGCTAGAAATTGTGCGGATGATAATGATGCAGTTTGATTGGAATCAGCTTGTGAAGTTTTATCACCTTTCTTGAGGAATCTATTTTGATCCAGGCCATTCTCTTTCATATCTTGCATAACTTTTTGAAAACGAGGATCGCTTTCATTTATTTCAATTTGAGCACCACTCTTTGTTTTTTTCCATTTTACACCTTGTTCGTCCAACCCAGAAGTAATCTTATTCCATAAATCTTCTCTAGAATATATAAAACTGGCAGAAGGATGAGCCTCTAAGATGTTATCAACAATGGACTCTCTACTAAGGTGCCATACAGGTGTTGGTGTTTGCACAGGTACAACTGTAGCAGTTGATGTGGAAACTGGAGAGGTCTGTTCGGATGTTTTACCTGTTCCTGATTTAATAAAACCACCTAGTGTTCTATCTTCCATTGATGGTGGAGGTGGAGCAGGTCCTGCTGATGGCCCAGCAGGTGTCTCTGTTGTCAAATTTTTCATTCTATTATTCATATCTTTCCAGTAGTCATCAGTTCTGAACCTTTCGGCCATAACTCTTCCTTCTGGAGTACCACCAGGACCTAATGCATTTCTTGTAGGATCTTTACCTTGTATTTCACCATGGCCTACAGGAAAATTAGGAGTACCATCTTCATTATAAGTTGGTATACCATGTGTCTTATAAAGACCGGGCATAATACGATGGGCAGCATCAATTTGTGCTTGAGTAGGTTTTCCGCCGCCTGTTATGAATCCTACACCTAATGCATTGTTATTTGTTAGATCAAATCTACTAGTTCTTTCGGCCGCACCGGCACCTCTAATTTGGTTTGGTCTGTCATCATGACCAGCCATTTGATATACTTTACCATCTTTATCAATAACATAATGGTAACCATATCCAGTTTTTTTCTGAAACGCCATTTGATCTTGTATTGATTGTGTGCCTGTAACATGAAAAACCACACCTTTAAATTTTTCCGCATTTTTAGTTGCTGATGTATTTTTATATGCATACTCCATACCTTCAGCAACGTTATCAGCAATTGATCCTTTTGTTGCCTGAGAAGAAGGAGGTGTAGCAGCACCTTGACCACCTTTTTGAGGTGTTGTAGCACCCGAGGTAACACTGTCTGGAGGTGCAGTATTGAACCTTGACCCTCCAACAACATTTCCTTGTTTCAAATAATTTGGATTGGTTCCTTTTCCATAAGCTGCTGGATCATTAGAGGTAAAATCTGTCTGACTTTTTGAAACCTTAGGTGTTATATTTTCAATTGCACCAAAAATTGATTCTGATCTTTTACCAGAACCAGGACCTTGCGTATAATTTTTACTCGGTCCTGGAGAATATCTTGTACCAGTTACAGCCTGAAATTGGTTAGGTTCATTTAAAACTGATGTAATACTTTTACCTTTCAATCTTGCTCGGTTAAGTATTGATGCTGAAACCATACCAACTTCGGTTTGATTACTACCTGCTTCAGCATGAGTTGCGTTCACTAAATCATTCCATTCTTGATCTGTCATTGACCTACCAAGATAACCTTCAGCTGCTTTTCTTGCTTTCAAAGCATCACTGGTAAAATTTGTTTGATTTATTTCAGTTCTTGGTGCCCCGCCTGGTGTAGTAGCAGATGGTCTTACACCACCAGTAGAACCTTGTCTTATCTGACGGCCAGCTTGTTCTGCTTGGTCTACGGTACCGCCTCCTCTATGGGCCAGTCCAGTCAATATGTCTTGCTGTTTTTGTTGAGATTTTTTGGATATAGCATCACGAAAACCACCAACATCGGGCATTCTTCTTTCCCAATATTTTGGAAATAGTTCAGCAAATTGGGTAGGTGTTAATAGAGCAAGCATAGTAGCACCAGACGGGCCGTTGGCAACTTCCATTCGTTGCTTTAATGCTAGTTTCTTTAGTTTATTAAATACTGATTTGTTAACCCTATTTGCCATTACATTTTTTTCCGGTTAGCGTGATTTAGTCTATTTTTCAACTCATTCTCACGGTCTTTGGCCTTTTGTTCTTCATCTTTAAGAAACTGTTGTAATAGGTCAATATAGATATATCGTTCCCAAGGCATCATTGCTTCTAATGTGTCTAGACTCCACTTGTGATGCTGTATCAAACCAAATTGAGTTTTGTAGTGGTTTTCTAGTCTATCATGTCCCATTGCTACATAAAAAAATCATAGAAATCTGTATACCTCACATTATGATGATATCCACATTTATTACAATCGGCCTCCATTTTAACCACAAATGTTGGAAAATTATCAACAAACTCCATCATCTTGTTATAGTTTTCTTCTGTCAAGGTTTCTACAAACTCTTTTAGTTCCTCTTTACTATAATCTTTCCAAGAATACATACCTTTGGCATCGTAAATATAGTCAATAGCATTTACAATGGTGTTGGTCTTTTCATCAACTTCGTTTCCAAACTCTACTCTTTTCATAGCAGCATAGTTTGGATACCTCATCTTAACACCTTGTTTCTCATTCAACTTAATATCATCACTGATTTTTTCTGGATAAACCACCTCACATTTAGCAATATCCATCATAGCAGGAAAAAAATTACCGCAGGTGTTACCATCATCTAGAACGTTGTTACAGGTTAGATTTACCTCAACTGCTTCACCAATAGACTTGGCACGTAGAAATATAAACAAAAAGTCTATATCAAAAAATGGTAGTTTATCAATCTCAACTTTACCAGTAATGATACAGTTATTAATAATCTGTTTAACCGTATTTACAATCTCATTTACGTCTTTAGACTCCATTGCCATTAACAAAAGTTTTTCTTCTTTCACGTTAAATGGTCTAACTTTAATCTTTTCTTTATTTGATGGTATCTCAATTTCATATGTTGGTACATCAATTTTTGGTAACATAATTTATTCACTCCATTATGGTGTTATATAATCTGGTCTATCCCAATACTTATATGCAAATGTAACCTGTAATCTTAAAATATCTTGATCTGCCCATGTTACTTGTTGTGGTGCTACTAATGTGGGCCAAGCTTTATTTAATGTCCATCCATAAATTGCATTTGATGGAGTATTTCTTCCTCCAAATTCAGAAAATTGAAAAATTTGAATGTTGCAATAATAATTTACAGGATATTCAAAATTAAATGATGTAGTCGGATTAATATACTCCATCCAATCATCAAAAAATGCTCGTTCTGTGCTGGCAGAACGACAAAGGAACTGTAGATTACAGGTGTTATACATTGTATTGTTAGGCATCACCTGACTTGGGCCATAATATCTAATCTGAGTGACATCAAAACCACGACCTGGAAATTCTGCTGCTTCACACATATAAATTAGATCATTTTTTGGTAATGATGTTAGCATTGTTGCTGAAGGATTAATCTTGACAACAAATCGGCAACTTTTTGCAAATTGACCTAGAGCATCAGAAGCTGCTCTAAATGCGTTTAATGACAATGACTGTGGAACATTTGTTTGTTTAAAATTATTGATCATTAGTATCCGTCCAAAACGTTTTGACTATTGATAACTCTCATCTCTTGGAATGCCATTGTCAACATAGCAGATGTTGGTGCACCATCTTTAAAGGTGCTCCACTCTCCTGTTGGAGTATAATTAATATCAATACCCGTAAGAACACAACGTCCTATTTTAGGTATATTTTCATTTGGAGTTGCTGTACCATTTTCATCCAAGTACCAAAACTGAATTAAAAATTCTGATGGAGATAAGTATAGGCCGCCAGTGCTTAGAAACTCTGCTTGATTACCTACCGACCCAATATATCCTGTTTGTGGATCACTGGTACCTTCAACAAGAGTTGGAGAAGAATATTGTCGTAATGTTTGAACTATTAACTTTAATTGTCTTGATTCTTCTGGTGATTGTGGAGACATAATAAAACTAAATTGAAATCTACGTAGTGCGGTATCACGATATAGCACCTCAACCTTAGAGTTTATAGCACCACCTGCGGCGCCTGCTACCGTTTGTATAAGTCCACCTATTGCACCAATAGCACCTGGAACAACATAACCCATTTTCTTGTCAACATATTCGTGAGAGGTTTCCCACACCATATTTGACCCATTAATACCTCCAGGAACAAACAATGAAATTCCTGCCTGTGGTGAATTATCATTACCACGACCGACAGGCATTATAATCATATAATGGCCTTGTCTGGCGGATGTTAAATCTTCTGGAAACGATAAATTGAGAAAACCTGGCATTTATTCCTCCGGTATACCTAGATACTATTTATGGCACACTACAAGCAAGGTTTATTTAAGCCTGTGAATCCTAAAAAATATATCGGAGACCCTACCAACATCGTATATAGGTCTGGATGGGAAAAGAGGGTAATGGATTGGTTAGACACCAACACCAATGTTGTCCGTTGGGGGTCGGAAGAGATAGTCATTCCGTATGTATCACCCATAGATAATAAACTCCACCGATACTTTACGGACTTTTATGTGGAGGCGGTTGGGAGAGACGGTGAGACACGTAAGATGCTTTTAGAGGTCAAACCAAAGGCCCAGACCCAAGAACCAAAAAGACCACAAAGGACTACTAAAAGGTATATTACCGAGGTGATGACTTACGGAGTTAATCAGGCTAAATGGAAGGCCGCAGAAGATTATTGCCGTCACAAAGGATGGGAATTTAGAGTTATAACGGAATCAGACCTATTCAAAAAGTGATATAAATACAGGTTATGGCAGAAAAATATTCATCTAAAGACCTACAAAAGTGGTTATTTGATAAGGCCTTGGATGCTGCGTCACCAAAGGCTCGTAAACTGTTACTAGCATCCGATCAAAGAGGTCGTGATGATACTGTTATTGGAAAGTTATTCTTTTTTAAGTATGACCCGAAAGGGAAGGCGACACTAGCAAAGTATGATAAGTTTCCAATGGCATTTCCAATTGAGATGTATGGAGATGGTTTTCTTGGTTTAAACCTACACTATCTTAGTATAGGTGAAAGACAATCTTTATTAGGTCAATTGATGAAGTTTCAAAATAATAAATTATTTGATGAAACGACCAAACTAAAATTGAGTTATCAGTTATTACAAGGTTCAAGAAGATTAGAGTCCTTGGCAAAACCTTGTATCAAAAGATATCTTTATACACAGGTTAGGTCTCAGTTCATCGAGATCAACGTTGATGAGTTTGATAAAGCAATACAACTCCCAGTTGAAGATTGGGTATTCAAGAGGTAAAAATGGCAGTCGATAATACAGTAACAGGTACTCCAGGACCTTCATATAACACACCGTTTTTTGGTGCATTTCCTACTATGGAATATGATATTAATAATACTGTTACTTATTTAATAGGTCCTCACGAAACCGTAACCGATATTTTCTTTCGTTTTGGTATTCTCAAAAAAATTATTAATAATACATCAGCATATTATGTTTATGATGTATTGGATTCCGATACACCAGAATTATTAGCAGAAAAGATTTATGGTGACGTTGGTGCTGGTTGGATTATATTATATGCCAATAAAATTTCAGATGCACAATTTGACTGGACTTTACAATATGATGCCTTCCAAAAAATGATTAACGACAAATATGGTTCAGTAGATTGGGCACAGGCGAATATACATCATTGTGAAATGGTTATTGAAAGAACCAATGAATTTTATGGAACAACAAGCACAACAACTTTTGTTATTGATGAAACTCGTTTAACAAATAATTTTCCAAATGTTCCTTATGCTTATTTTACTCCTTGGACCGTTACGACACATAGAACCTCTGATAGTAATGTATTTACCGCAGATGACGATAACAGGCCATATTTGACCGCCGATTTGACTTACGATGATCTCGTAACAGTTTCTAGATCAGGTTCTATACCTCTCATCCAAGGTACACAAACTTATCAAATTGATGGTAAAACAATAGTTGAAACAACATCAGGTCAGAGAATTTCATATTATGATTATGAATTAAAACTAAATGATGATAAAAGAATTATTAAAATTATTAAACCGGAATATTATCCGCAAATTATGGCAGAATTCAAAAAACTTACAAATGCTACAACATCATATTTGAGGAAATAATATAATATGACATTTCAAGGAACTTATGAAGGCCGTTTGGTTGATGCAAGAATTGGAATAGGCGGTGTGATTTTTGCTGATATTACAGTCAAAGAAATCATACTTGGTGAAAGCTTAACAACACCTGGACTTCAAACTGCTATAACTCTACAATCTTTTATATATAGCAAAATATCTAAAAATTTAGATCAATATAAAGACCAAACAATCACCATCGATCTCCAAACAAAAGATGGTAGTAATACAATGTTTGTTAGTCAGCAAGTATATAGAATTGATAACAGACATTTTGAACCTATTAATATAGGTCAAACCGAAGAATTTACTGTCCATGCCTGTGATCAAAGTTTACTCAATGATGCTCAATCTTTAGTTTCAAAGTCTTGGAAATGTACCACACCCGATAAAATCGTTAATTATGTTTTAAGTTCATGTGCTGGTGCTACAAGAACGGTCATTGATTCTGCTTCGCCTGCTAGAGATTATATGGCAGACAATATACATCCATTCCAGGTGGTAGCACAACAATGTAATGTCGCATTAGATGGCAATGATCCATCATTTTTACATTATATGACTTATGAAAATGGAGGCACACATTATTTTAGATCATTAAACTATTTGAGAAACCAAGGTCCTGTTCAAACATTTTATCACTCAGAAGGTAATAACGATCTTTCAAATCCAAATCGTGCTATTATGTTTAGTTTTCCTTGTGACTTTGACTATCTATCTGATCTTCTTAATGGTGTTGATAAAAATGGTAATCCTATTAATACCGTCACAGCATGGAATCCAGTAAGTTATAATGTAAATCTACATGGAGGTAATGTTGGTGGATGTGGTATAGGAAGTGGTAATCATAAAACTGCAATAACCAATAAAGGCACAGCACAACAACAAGACGGTTGTGAGATAGATGTTGAAGAATGGTTATTACTTAGACAGGCTAGAATGGGTCTATTAGAAAAAGATAAGACCGCATTAAGAATTACCGTTCCATGGAATCCAAATTTACACGTTGGTAATGTTATTGGTTTAAGTTGGACAAATAAATATAATAATGCTCCGGTCTATGGTGCCGGTAACTATGTAATCGCAGCAATGACTCACAATATACAGTTTGGTGGTTTTGCTACGACCACGATGGATTGTATCAAACGAGTTTATTAGGGAATATAAAATGTCACAGAATGATCTTCAGGGACAAATAAAAGTTGGTGTAGTTAATAGAGGTTTTAAAGGTGATACACCTGTTGATCAATCATTGAACCACGGTGTAAGAGACATAAACGCTGGCCCAGATGTGAAGGATCCAGATTGTGGTTTCTGGCCTCTAAGTATAAACCCTTCACAAGGTAGTGCGTGTGAGTTTGGCGGCGGAATGGATCCTGCACAACTTGTATATTATATAAAAAATGCAGGTCAGACCGGTGGAATTATATTAGGTTTAGCAAATGCTATTAAAAATGGTGGATCTGGTGGTGCAGGTGGTGGTCAAAGCCTTTTAGGTGATGCTGTTCAAGAACTTATGAATACCACTATTGGTATTAATATTCCTCCACAAATACAAGAAACCACCGAAAGAGGTGCCAAGGTACGTACCATTAAAGAAAAAGGCCAGCAACATAGCACAGGTTTATTAGACGGTCTTCCTTTACATGGCGCTCTTTTTAATATGTCTGGATTTAGATTACCAGCAGTTAAAAAAGTACCTACTGCCAGACAAACTAATGACCAGATGATGACGATGGATGTGTTTAATCAGTTGTCTGGTCAAATTATGTCTCTTGCTCAAATGTTCCAAGGTCTTATGCAGAATGGATCTGGTGGTGGAACTGGTGGTGCCTCTGCCGCACAGGCCGGAGGACTAGGTAACGGTCAAAGTTATTGGCAAGATATACATGATAAATTGACTCCTAATATGTCTGCTGCTCTAAACAGTCTTTCAACACTCATACAAGGACATGAGACAGACAATGGTGTTGGTTATGTTACAGGTAATGTTGTTCATTATGGTATCTACTTAGAAAATGCAACGGCATTATTAAGTCAGGCGCAGTCAATAGACGATCTTATGAACGTCCTTAGTCAGCTACAATGGGATACCTCCATTATGGGCCACGATGCCCTAGATAATGTTGTTGTTCAAATTGAAAATGCTTGGGGTACCGCATTACAAGAAGTTGACTATAACGGAACAATTACCGTTTCATATGCTAATGCAAATGCTCAGATGAACTTTGCTAATAGTATGAGTAACACCACATATGCCAGTGCGGCATCTTCTTCTCCTGCACCTCCTCCTTATTTTGGTGGTGGTAATCAAGGTGGTGGTAGTGGCGCCAATGTTGGTCAAATAGCAGGTCAAGTTCAAAGTCTTATGGGCCAGTTGTTTGGTAAAAGTTCCGGCACATTGCAAGATATGTGGAAAAGACTAGCACCTTCTGGCGAACAAACCGCTAAACAAATGCACGAAAAATTAACACAACAACAAGAAGCACAAAAACAGAAACAAGTAAATGATGCTACGACAAAAAACCAAGGAGATCCTTTCTCCGTCTTTACGCAATAGGGAATTAAAAAATGGCAGAATTACAAGCGAGTGTGTTTACAGCAGGAGGAGACTCCTTCAATACTAATGAAGATGGCCTAGGCACACCAAGAGCATTTGATGTTGATCAAGATGCAAATTCTCAAAAAGGTGCGGGAACTTACCCAAACTACTGGGGTCGTAAAGATCGTGCAGGAAACTGGTTTTCAATGGATGCTTCTGAAGGTAATGAGACAATAACCTTACAACACAGAAGCGGTTCATCAGTTCAGTTCCGTCCGGATGGTGGTTTGTTGATGACAACGCACAACGGTAAATATGAGGTTGTGTTTGGTGAGAATCGTGTAACCATTTCAGGTGCCCACGACATCACAGTAAAAGGTGACACATCTATGCGTGTATATGGAAACAATAATATGACCGTTCACGGCGATCATAATATGACCATTATGGGCGATTATAATATCACAGCAAAGAATATAAACTATTCTGTCCGTGGTAATATAGACACAGAGGCCAAGAATATCAATACTAGAGTAGAAGGTTCTGGTACTTATAACTATCTTGGTGGTGTTTCTACGGTTTCCAAAGGTAATATGACCACAATGTCTACTGCTGGTAATAGATATGATGGTGCTGGTAAAGACCATCATACAAAAGCAAAGAGCAATAAAACCACACAGGTTGGTAAAAATGAAACACACATTGTAAATAATAAATTTGAATTTAGTCTAACAGGTGGTCCAGTATCGGGACCTTCACAGGCTAAACGCAAATATGGAGCAAGTTCTAATCAATCAGCAGTTTATCAACAAACTATTGATCAAAATGGTGAAAAAATCAATAATACTAAGGATTCTAAACTTAAAGTTGGTGGTGATACTGAAAATCAACATGGTGGTGATCTAAAAGAAAAGATCACTGGTAAGAAACAAACACAGGCTATGATGGGTATTGAAGCGGAATCTCAAGCAAACTATGTTATTAAAGCATTGTCTAATTTACAGGCCACTGCTGGCGCCTCGATGGATATGAGAGCACCTTCAGGTCAGGCATCATTTGCTGGTGCATCTACGGTTGTTAATGCTTTATCTGGTGCTTTAGGTATAGCAGGCGCCGCAGGTGTTAACCTAGATTCCTTAGGTTCTTTACTCAATCTTAATGGTGGTATTGCATCAATTGTTTCCGCGTTGGGCCTTCAGTTAAGTTTTGATTTTGGTGATATAACTTCAAATATTCAATTACCAGATATCACAGGTGCCCAGGCGGATCAACCACAAGAAGAGCCTGATTTAACCAGTGAAATATCTAGTTGGTTGTAAGCTAAATAAGGAAACGCTAAAGGACCGCTATGGCAGTATCTCCATTTGTAAATAGGGAACCAGACTACTCAGACCTAGACCTGGATTTTACCAGGAATCCTGCAACTGGTGATGTAAATATATTATATGGACAACAAGATATTAAAAGGTCTGTCCGCAATCTAGTATTGACCAACTATTATGAAAGAAAGTTTCAATCTACGGTTGGTTCAGATGTTTCTTCTCTACTATTTGAGAATTTTACACCTTTAACATCAGTTTTTATACAAAATGCCATAATAGCATTGATAAATAACTTTGAACCTAGGGTAAAATTACAAAGTGTAGCAGTATCCGAAGATATTGATAATTACGGTTTTAACGTTACAATACAATATATTATATTAAACAGGAATTTACCTGTAACATCAACATTATTCTTAGAGAGAATCCGATAAATGGCAACCGGTAACACTTCACTTAGGGTCACGGAATTAGATTTTAATTCTATCAAGAACAATCTGATCCAATATTTACAAAGTCAAAGCACTTTCAGTGACTATAATTTCCAAGGTTCTGGTATGTCCGTTCTATTGGACATTTTGGCCTATAATACCTACTATAATGCTTTCTATTTAAATATGGTGGTCAATGAAGCATTTCTAGACACTGCACAAGATCGTAAAAACATTCTCTCACACGCCAAGCTGATTAACTATGTTCCCAATTCTTCACACGGCGCCCAGTCATTATTAAATTTAAAGATCACACCATCTAACGGTGAAAATACAGATGTTAATTATATTATTCTAGACGAATATACAAGACTTGTTGGTGCTGATATCAACGGCGTTAATTATCCATTTGCTACCGTCAATGCTAATACTTCATATAAGGTAAATGGATCATTTACATTTGCAAACGTAGTGATTAGACAAGGCGAGGTTATTACTAACCAGTTTATTATTGATGCTAATAATGTCACAGGCCGATATCAAATTCCTTCTTCTAATGTAGATACTGATACTTTGGTGGTTGTTGTTCAAGAATCCACATCCAATACAAAAACAACTCAATATTTCCTTGCTCAAGATTTGACAGAAATTCAAGCAAATTCAACCGTATATTTCCTGGAAGAAGATCAAGATTTGAGATATACAATTTACTTTGGTGATGATGTATTAGGTAAAAAGCCTGCTAATGGAAATATTGTGCAAGTTACTTATCTAGATACGGTTGGTTCTGTTGCCAATGGTATTCAAAAATATGTTTTCACAGATCCTATTGCTGGATTATTTAAAAATAATGTAAAAATTACTGTTACACAAGGTTCATATGGTGGCACAGATAAAGAAGATATTGAAGCAATTCGTTTTCGTGCTCCATATTTCTATACTGCACAAAATCGTTGTGTAACAACCAACGATTATGAGTCTATTGTTACAAAAGACTTTCCAGATATTCAGGCCGTTTCGGTCTGGGGTGGAGAATCAAATGTGCCGCCAGTTTATGGAAAAGTTTATATGTCTTTAAAAACCAGAGGATATTATAAACTAACGGCACTTGAAAAACAAAATATTAAAAATTCATTAGTGACAAATAGAAATGTATTAACGGTTGTTCCTGAAATTGTTGATCCAGAATATATTTTTATCCTTGTAGGCGGAAATGTTTATTACAATCCATCATTAACAACTCAAACAGAAACATACATATTAAACGAAGTTAAAAATTCTATTTTTAATTATGCTGAAAATTCATTATATAATTTTAACTCAACATTCGTTTTATCACAATTGCAGCAATATATTGAAAACTCTGATGGTTCTATTACAGCATCGGATGTTTTAATTTATTTGCAAAACAGAGTTCAATTGTTTCCTGGTACAACACAATCATATATTATTAATTTTAACACACCTCTTAGAAAAGGTGACCAATATCAAAAAATATATACCTATCCTCAAATATCGGTTTTGGATACTACAGGTGTAACAAGACAAGTTTTATTTGAAGAAGTTCCTAATGCTTATACGGGAGTTGAATCTGTTAATGTTGTTAATTCTGGATATGGTTATTCTAGCACCCCTATTATTACCATTAGTGGTGATGGTACTGGTGCTACAGCCGAAGCAGTTGTTGTTAATGGAAGAATAAGATCGGTAAAAGTTACCAATTCTGGAATAAATTATTCTTTGGCCACTGTTAGCATTACCGATCCTAGTGGTGTAGAAGCATCATTAACAATATCTTTGAGTTCTAATTATGGTAAATTAAGAACATATTATTATCAGTCAAATGGTCAAAAAGTTTATGTAAATGAAAATGCAGGAACTATTGATTATCTCAAAGGAATTGTTACTTTGTCAAGCTTAGAATTATTATCGGTAGCACTAAATCCATTTTATGATGAAAATATATTAACGTTTAACGTTGTTCCGGAACTATCAGTTATTACACCTCTAAGAAATAGATTGCTGGTAATTGATACAAATAATGGCCAGGCCATCCAATTAAATATGGTTCCACAAACATAATGGTTGACTCATCAAATAATAAAACATCATATCTAGTCAATTCACAACTACCCGAATTCGTTAGGAGAGACCACCCTAAGTTTGTAGAATTTATAGAAGCATATTACAAGTCACTAGAACAAGACGGCGGCATGATGTATACCGCCAAAAGATTTCAGGACTTCTATGACATTGACACTCTAAATGCTGATTATTTGGAAGATTTGGAAGAAGGTGGTGGTGAAAACGAAGAATACCACATTCTAAATGAAGAATTTTATAAAAACTTCATTAAATTTATTCCATCCAATTCTTTAATAGATCCAATTATAATTCTTAAACATTCTAAAGACTTTTATCGATCAAGAGGAACAGAGAAGTCTATTAGATTTTTGGCCAGAATACTTTTTAACAAAGATGCCAAGGTTTATTATCCAAGAAATAACATATTAAAGCCTTCTGATGGAACCTGGTTTGTCCAAAAGTCTATTAATATTCAAAACGTTTTAGTTGATAATGTTGCCAATAGTATAGCGTTTTCTAGGTTTGTTAATACTTCCATTAGAGGTGTAACATCCAATTCTACAGCCACTATAGAAAGCGTCAGTCCCTATTATCAAAATGGTTTTCTTGTAACCGAACTAATAGTTTCTGAAGTTGTTAAAGATTTCTATGATGGTGAATCAGTTTATACAACAATTGAGGATCAAGGCGTTTCAAAAAGATTGTCGGCAAACGTTTACTCAGGTGTAATTATTAAGACAACTGTTACATCTCCTGGTTCAGGATATGTTGAGGGTTCTTCCGTTCCTATTATACCTATTGATGGTGATGGATATGTAGTCTCAAATGGTACCCTCCAATTTGGTTTTGGTGGCCAAATTATTATTGATAAAGTTGCTAAAGGTAAACTTGAAGGAAAAATTAAATCAACTAACGTTGTATTTCCAGGAGCAGGATATAAAATTGATGACTTGTTGCTTTTTACAGGTGGTGGAGGATCCAATGCATCTGGAAGGGTTTATTCGGTACTAGATGATTTCACATATCATCCAATTTATTATGATATTGTTGGTTCTACAATTGATCAAGTTGCAGATTTACCCATTATAAATGCTGTTGGTGATATTGTAGAAACACAGGCATATTCTAATTTAGCAACTCAATGGTCTAATACATCCAATTTGGATATTAGCACGGAACCTGGTGGAACCATCAATGATATAACATTAAGTCAAAATTTGGCCAATTCAAATGTTTATTTTGAAACTGGTGACGTTCTTTTTGTGCAGAATACTTACCAAACCATTACAGCAAGTAATAAGTATTATTGGGAATTAACGATTCAACCAGGACTTCCTGGTGGACTTTCAAACGTTTCTTTTGTTGTTAATAAAAAACCTAATGTAAATACTTTATTAGCAAACTCTATGATTTATTGGACATATGGGCCTTGCGGGCCAATTATCTCTTGTGCTATTACTAATCCTGGTAGCGGGTACATTGAACTACCAAATGTTTCGGTTATTTCAAACACCACCATCCGTTCTATGGGTATTCTTGGAAGAATGGATATCATCGATGGTGGTATGAATTACCAGGTAGGTGATCAGATAACATTTGATAATCCATATGGAACATATGGTGTAGGAGCCAACGCACAAGTATCAGTTGTTGATGCTAACGGAACTATTACACAAGTTAATTTCTTTGCTGAGCCTGGAAAAATACCAGGTGGTTATGGATATCGTGCAGATTTATTACCAACCGCCAATATTCAAACTTTAACAGGAAATGGTGCTAATATAGTCGTTTCTGCAACCATAGGTGATGATGCTATTGTTACTGCCAAATCAAACGTCATCGGTTCCATTGAAACCTTAAAAATAGTTTCTGGTGGATTAGGATATAAAAACCCACCAATCATAGACTTATCAACTCAAGGTGATGGTACGGCCCAGGCATATGCTAATATTATTACAGGTATTTACAGTTATCCTGGTCGTTATATAGATCAAGCAGGACAACCAAGTTCGCCATATGTAATTCAAGATAGAGATTTTTATCAAAACTATTCTTATGTGATAAGAATTGATGAATCTTTAAACAAGTATAGAAAAGCACTTAGCGATCTTATACACCCTGCTGGCCTTAAAGTATATGGTGAATACTTGTTTGAAGATAATAATCAGACGTTATTAAATCCTGTGCAAGTCGTAAATACAAAAATTACAATTACATAAATTTGGCATATAAATAGAAGGTACTCAAAGAGAGAGATCATGGCATCGACATATTCAAAAGACCTTGAGGTTCATTCATCCGACCAGTTTATCAAATCTTTCAACAGCTCAAATGTCTATTTAACATTTGGATATCAGAGTCCATGGACAAATGAACTTAGTCCAGATCAAGCCAACACTTCTGTAGAGTCTTACTATGAAACATGGAAATATATGATTGGTGGTAAACTGATTACCGGCAATGATTTACGTCATGTCATACCTAGAATAAATTGGACTTCCAACACAACATATATTGCTTATGATCACACACAAGATTCATTAACAAAAGGTGCCAATACAGCATATTATGTGGTTACAGATGCTTTTAATGTTTATAAATGCATTGCTAATAATTATGGGTATCCATCCACATCTAAACCAACCTCAACAAATCCTACTATTATATTTCAAACTGCCGATAAGTATTATTGGAAATATATGTATACCTTGAGTGTCGATGAACAACAAAAATTTACAACTGATAGTTTTATACCTGTTAAAACATTGAAATCTGACGATAACTCTTTGCAATGGCAAGTTCAACAAGACGCGGTTCCTGGTGCTATTAATAGTATTTTGCTCACCAATTTTGGATCAGGATACTTATATCAAAACGTTATTTCTGTCTCCATAACAGGCGACGGCCGTTTTGCTAATGCTTATGCGGTAGTTAATACACAAACCGATACAGTTCAAAGTATTGTTGTTGATAACTTTGGTGCTGGATATACCTATGCCAACGTTATTATCAGTTCAACCGTAGGCAGATATGCCAATGCCAGAGCAATTATTAGTCCTCCTGGAGGTCATGGGTCCGATGCATTATATGAATTGGGTGGTTCATATGTTATGATCAATGCATCTTTGAATGGTGATGAAGATGGTATTATCTCAATACAAAGTAATTATAGACAAGTTTCATTATTAAAAGATCCTTTAGTATATGGAACATCAAATGCTATGATCAATCTAGCATTTTCACAAGTAACAAATATCACATTAAGTGAATCCAGTTCAACAACCAATTATTTATTGGATGAAATTGTTTATCAAGGATCGAGCTTATCAAATGCATCATTTACGGCATTGGTTGTAGGATGGGATTCGGCCAATTCTGTTTTAAAATTGAATAATGTTCAAGGAACACCTGTATCTCAGCCTATCATAGGATACACAAGTTCAGCAACTAGATACATAAGTTCCGTTAAAGATCCTGATTTAAAGTTTTATTCCGGACATATCCTATATAAGGACAACATTACTGCTATCGAAAGAGCAGTTGATCAAAACGAAAATTTTAAAATAGTTCTAAGTTTCTAAGAGGAAAGAATATAAAATGGATGCCAACACTTCCAATAGCACATCATTAACCACAAATTTTAATGTCACACCATATTATGACGATTATGATCCTTCAGCAGGTTATTATCGAATCCTCTTTAAACCAGGTTATTCTGTTCAGGCACGCGAACTTACCCAGATGCAGACTGCTTTACAAGAGCAGATTGCTCGTTTTGGTAAAAATATTTTTAAAGATGGTACAATTGTTTTACCAGGTCAATTTACTCTCGAAACGAACGAAGGACGTCCAGCAGGCCGCGGAATTTCGTATGTTAAAGTCAATGATCTTGATGCATCTAACAATACTGTTATTATGGATCAATGGAACACATATATCAACCAAGGTAAATCAAATGGTAACACCCGTCTAGAGGTTGTTGGATCAACATCAAATATTTATGCTAAAGTTATTCAAGTTCTAGACGGTGTTCAATCATCCCAGAACACTAAAACCCTTTATGTTGCTTATACCTCAGGATCTAGTGCCAACGTATCATTAAAATCATTTCAGGCCGGCGAGACATTAACTGCTAATGTTAACGGAACAATCAGAACTCTTGTAGTTGCTAATACAGCAAATGCAACTGGTAAAGGTTCTCGATTCAGCATTTCATCTGGTGTTCTTTTTGCTAAAAACCATTTCGTGGCATTCCCAGATCAGGCAGTTATTATTGATCGTTATAATGCAAACCCAACAGCAAGAGTTGGTTTCTATATCACAGAAGATATTGTAACGGCATCACAGGATTCTACACTATTGGATCCTGCACAAGAAGCATCAAACTATTCTGCTCCAGGTGCAGACCGTTTGGCATTGAATCCAACACTTGATGTTGTTCCAATTGATGCAACACCTAGTGTTCAAGATTTCGTATCACTATTTACAATTGAAAACGGTATTGTTAAATCATATAATGCTAACACGCAATATTCATATATTAATGATGCTATGGCCCGACGCACATTTGACAACTCCGGTGATTATGTCGTTAATGGATTAGATGTCCAACTTAAAGAACATGATGATACCGGTTCAAACTATGGACGCTATCCAAACGGAAATAATAAACTACTTTATGTAGGTGTATCACCGGGTTCTGCATACGTATCTGGTTATCAAGTTGGCATGCCGTCAACTATGGACCTTGCTACTGAAAAAGGTCTAACAACAGCAAACGTTACATCTCAATTGACAGCAATTAATATGGGTCAATATGTTACTGTTAATGAATTTGTTGGTGGTTGGCAACTTAATAAAGGTAATACAATAGGCCTTTATGATACTGCACAAAAAAGAATAACCGGAAAAGGTTGGTCTACTGCGGCCCAAACCGGCACTCTAATTGGTAATGCTATTATTCTATCAGTTCAATATATTTCTGGTACACCAGGTTATGATGCCAAGTATAATGTTTATCTTGCTGATATTAAGATGACAGGTTCATATACATTTGGTCAGGTAAAAAGCCTCTATGCGGCCGCAGTTGGTGGATATAATTCCGCAATAGGTGCTGATAGCGTTTTAGACCTCAATGGTAATGCAGTTCTACAGAATGTTCCACAATCAACATTATTGTATTTTACAGGTTCTAATTATACTAGCACAGTTCGTGACTCAAATGACATACTTTCTTCACACACCACATTTGAATTCAACGATACTCAAGGTATTTCATCCGCAGTTCAGGTTTCAACAAATGGTGTATTCACATTAAGTATTTCTCCTGGTATTGAACAGTTTCCTTATGGTACAACAACTCTTCAGGGAATTTCCACAAACGGAATTTATGTAACATTTAATAAAACTTCTGGCGGCGCAACAAGCATGGCTGTTGGACTAGGTGGTGTTACATCAACATCATCATCAAACGTTATCCTTAATGGTACAGGTACACACTTTACTAGCCTAAATGTTGGTGACAAAATCAAGTTATCCGGTAATACATTTGTTTATCAGGTAAAATCAATTGTAAGTGATACACAACTTGTAGTTGATCAGGATTTACCATCATCAAACAATGGTAATACTCTCACCAAGATTTACGAAGCAGGTGACCAAATTAATTTATTTGGTATTGGTGCAGCAGCCGGATCACAAAGAACAATTGCAACAACATCAACATCATTACAGTTCAATCTACAAGAAACATTCCCAAGCATCTTCTATGCTACCGTAACATATCCAGTGGCAAGAACAACTGCACTTGAAATAAAAAAGACACTTAATGCTGGTCGTTATGTTATGATTGATTGTTCAACAGCAGGTATCAATGGTCCTTATGACCTTGGTTTCTCTGATGTTTACAAAATTAAGTCTATTAGAAAAGGTACAGGTTCATATCCTTCATCTAATACTGCCGGTTTAGACGTAACAACATCATTTGTATTTGATAATGGTCAGAGAGATACACATTATGACCATGCTACAATTAAACCAAAAGTTCTGTTGGCTTCAACAGATATGTTACTTGTTGAGTTGGATTATTTCTATCCTGACTTTACTAACCGTGGTGGTTTCTTCTCTATTGACTCCTATCCAATTCAGGATGATGATACTCTGTTTAATCCTGCAAACAACATTAGAACTGAAAACATTCCTGTATTCAAATCATCAATTACAGGTCAATCATATGATTTGAGAAACCAGTTGGATTTCCGTGTTGTTAAAGATAGAACCGCAACTGACACAACAACACCAGGTTCGGCATCTGTTAATCCATCACCAACATCAACTTTGATTTATCCAGCAGCAGGTATGAAATTTCCTGTACCTTCTTCAGTAGTTGAATATGATTACTATTATTATCTTGGAAGGATTGACATTGTTGTAGTAGATAAAGATAACAGATTTCAGGTTATTAAAGGACAACCTACAACTAATCCACAGAGTCCAGTTGTTCCTCCTGGAGTTATGGCTCTTTCACAATTGACTATTTCTCCATACCCATCATTGTCACCTGCATATGCTACAAAACTTAATAGATCAGAACTTGCTTCTACTCCAAAGTCTTTAGCAGTATATCGCTATACAATGAGGGATATTGGTTCTCTCAAGCAACGTATTGTTAATCTAGAATACTATACATCTTTGTCTCTATTGGAAAAAGCGGCCACTGGCACTGTAATTCAGAATGATGCTGGATTAGATCGTTATAAAAACGGTATCTTTACCGATTCTTTCCGCGATAACTCAAATGCGGCTGATTATGATCCAGAATTTAGAATTGTATTTGATACAACAGAAAAGACAATTCGTCCAGTTTATAAAATGGAATCTATTGTCTATAACTATCTAAGTGGTACAAACGTTAAATATAATAACCCAGTTATCACGGTTGCTTATACTGAAGTTCTTCATCATGCGCAACAATATGTTACTATGGACATAAATGTGGAGCGCCAATCTTGGTTGTTTCTTGGTACAGTTAATTTGTTCCCATCCCAAGATATTTGGGTGGATACAACCATTCTACCTGATGAACAATTAACTAAACAATCAATTTATATTGTAACCTACGGTTCTCAAGGCACTGCCAATGAAGCAAAAGTTGCTTATGGCACAACAGCACACTATGATTTAAACAGCGGTAATACCAATTATGGCATCTATCAAGCAAATGGTTATTTTAATCAAAATACTACAGGTGGTGTTGTTGACGTTCTCAATACCACAAACTGGAATGCCTGGAATACACATGTTGTAGGATATAAAGTTTATACAGGTAGTGTTGGATCAGATGGTAATCCATATTCTACAACATTTTCAACATACGATGCTGCCAGAAACTATGCCAACTCAATTAATCCTGTAGGCGGCGCCGGTGTTACAATTGAAACAGTCTACAACACTGTAAGAACAGGTACTCAATATTGGGAAGCTGACAGCACTGACACGGTTCAAACCGATTACAAAGTTATTGATGTTCAGAATTATGCATACATCCGTCCTCAAACTATTGCAGTTCAATGCACCGGTATGAAACCTTTTACACGAATGTGGCCATACTTTGATAGTGTTGCGATGGCAAATAGCGCGAGGCCTTTGACCGCCAACCAGTTCTCATGGATTATTAACAACGGTCAATATGGACTTGCTGCAAATACTCTTAATAATATATCATTAGGAACTTCAACAAATCCTGCGGCAGGTATCGTTGCACTACCATCTACACTTGGTCCTTGGGCCAACTATGGTGATAGTTTGATTACTGATGCTAATGGTATTGTTACTTTCCAAATGCAAATCACAACCGGACAATTTAGAGTTGGACAGCGCCAATGTTTAGTTATTGATAGCAGAAACTATATTGATCTAAGCAGTGCTACTAGTACCGCTGATATTCCTGTTGATGTTTCAACCGGTGGTGCCGCAGTATTTACGGCATCTGGTCAAGCAGTAACCAAACAGCGTTCTATTCTATCCACAAAAACAGTTTCTTATCATGCAGAAGCAGTTTCCCAGAATTATAACTCTGCTGGATTTGAGTATATAGCGGCGCCCCCTCCACCTGCGCCAGCTTCACACTCTTGTACCGCATACTCATTCTTGGCATCTGCACCAAATGGTGAAGAAGGTATCTTCCTCACCTCAGTTGATCTATTTGTATCACGTATCGGCCGTGAAGGTTTTTGGTGTGAAATTCGTGAAATGGATTCTGGACAGCAGATTACACGTAATACAGTTCCATATTCTGAAGTGTTCTTTAATAATCCTGCTAGTGTTCCAATTTCAACAAACGGCAGAGATAATCCATGTAATGTTAAGTTTGATATTCCAATCTTCTTGTATAACAATACACAATATGCGTTTGTTATTCATCCAATCAATGCTAATCCAGACCTTTATGTTTGGTGTTCTAGACTCGGTGAATTGGATATTAACGGACTTGGTACACTAAATGATCGTCGTGGTACTGGCACATTCTATCAAACAAACAATAATACAAACTGGGATATCATCGAAGGCCTAGACTTAACCTGTAATTTCTATCGTGCAGAGTTTAACAAAAACCAAGCATCTGCTACAATTGGTAATAGACCAATTGAAAAACTTTTTGTTAGAAATGTTGGAATTGATTTCTCTAATAATCGTGGTGATATATTCATCTCTGGTGACCATATTTCATTACCAGCATTGAATAGTGGTGCTTCTGTTGCCGTGACTGACTTTGTTGTTGGTGATCGTTCATTTGTTAATAGTGCCGCAGTAAACGTTTCTACTGGTATCGCAGGAGTCATTGCTGCCGGTAATACGGGTTATTATGTTGGCGAAGTTATACGTATTTACTCATCCAATGGTACGTTTAAAGGCCAAGCAACAAACAGTGGTATTACAAATGGCCAAGGAACACTTGATTACTATATCAACGGCAGTGATACTTCACTTGTCCAACTTACTGGTTCAGGTGGTGGATTCGTTGTTGGTGATGCTATTATCTGCTCAACTGATTGGAGCCAGTATGGTTATTTGTATAACATCTATGCAATCTCAAACTGGAGATATTCCGCATTCCATTTTGAACCATCTGCATTGAACTTCCAATTGACAGATATGACTTATGAAATGACTTCTGTTGGTACAACTGGTTCTAATCAATTAGTCACAAAGATTGATCCATCAACTACACAATATTTTAATACAGAAAGAGCAGTTCTTTCTAGAACAAATGAAATTAACCAACTTGCTGGTGCTAACTCACAGATTATTTCAGTCAATATGAAAACTTCATCAAATGCAGTTTCACCATTGCTTGATCTAACAAAAACACAAACAATCATACTTGATAACATTATCAACAATGACACAACGGATGAAACATTACCAACTCATGGTGCTTTGATCAATAAGTATATTTCAAAGACAGTAACCCTTGCTGAAGGCCAGGATGCTGAAGATATGCAAGTTATTCTATCGGCATATCGCCCACCAGGAACTGATGTTAAAGTTTGGATTAAAATTCTAAACGCTCAGGATGGTACATCATTCGCACAGCAACATTGGGTTGAATTGTATAAGGATGGTAATGGTGATCAAACCTACTCATCACTTGATGATAGAAGTAACTTTAAGGAATATACATATCTTGTTCCTACAAGTTCTGTTGATAGAATAACAATCGCAAACACATTAGGATTCTCAACTGGTATCAACGTTGGATTCACACTAAACGGTCTAACATCAGGGTTCTCCGCAATGGTAGAGAGAATTGAGGGTGGTACAATCTACGTTATGTCTGATACAGGATTTGATGCTGGCGAAACTGCCAATGTTGTAGATACAACTGGTGTCGTAGTAGGCAATACTCAAGTCCTATACACCGGGCGTACCGTGGCACTCAATGGTGATTATGCTGGTGCTGCTAATGTTATCACCTACACGACTGATGCTGGTGTAACCTATAGCACATACAAATATTTCTCCATCAAGGTAGGTCTCCTAAATGATGGTGTAAACTCTGCCGTTGTTCCAAGAGTAGGTGATCTAAGAGCAATTGCTTTGCAAAAATAAGAGGTTATAATGGAATTTACTTTTGATATGAGTGAAATGATGACCCACATCATAAATGTGGATTTTAAAGATGGTCGTGGTAAAGTTCCTGCTCACCAACATGTAAATGGTGGAGGATGGGTAGCAGAAACGGCACATGTTGATTCAGAATGTTATGTTGGACCTCATGCAGTGGTTTTTGGTAATGCAAGAGTTACTGAAAAGGCCGTCATAAACGATTTTGCAAAAGTATATGGTAGTGCTAGAGTTTATGGATCCGCAAGAGTTTATGGTGATGCTGAAGTATATGATACGGCACAGATATATGATAATGCCAGGGTATGTGGACATGCAAAAGTCTATGAAAATGCAAGAGTTGTAAATAATGCCTTGGTATATGATAATGCGGAAGTTTACGGTAATGCTATGGTTAGAAACAATGCAGAGGTTCTAAATCACGGAAAAATATTTGGTAATGCTGACATATATGACTCCATAAAGATTTATGATAATTGTGTGGTATCAAGAAAACCTATTGTTTGTTTTGGATTTGACTCAAACGTATTGATTGCTGATCATCATGTGGCATTAGGTTGTGTTGTCTTTCCTCCATATTTTGTGGCCAAGACAGGTAAAAGAATGATGAGACTTATGGGTTATAGTCCAGATATCTCAGAAAAGTGGATTCAGGCCTTACAATTTGTTATTGAGTTTCATGGTTGTACCGATAGACCGGAAGACCTAGAACATTTTGATGAACGAAAGGCCATTATGGATCTACTAACTGCCAAAGTAGGTATTAGATGACGGACGCAAAAACAGATTTACCTGGTGTTTATAGAACCCCTGAGGGATTTCTTATAAATAAGGATAATAAATCTCTAGAAGCATATAAGGCTAGAAGACAAAGAGAAAAAGAACTCGATACATTAAAAGATGATGTATCATCACTTAAAAATGATTTACAAGAAATAAAAGATTTGTTAAAAGGACTGGTAAAGTAAATGGGAATTGCAAACGTTAACCTCACTGATACATTCCAAACCTGGGTTACTAAAACTAACCAGGTGATCATTTATGCAAACCAGTTAGATAATACGCAAAATTTACAGTTTCAAGCTCTAAATACATCTTTCACCACTTTGAATTCTGCATATACAACGACAAATTCTAGTTATGTCGTTACTAACATTGCTTTCAATACCACAAATGCTTGTTATAACGTAACAAATGCTAATTATGATACAACAAATGCTAACTATATCCTTACCAATTCAGCATTTGTTCGTGTAAATTCGGTTTATGATCTAACAAATTCCAATTATGATACAACCAATGCAGCATGGGGTATGCTAAATTCTGCATATGTTGTTGCCAACGCAGCATATAATAATGCCAATGTTGGTTTTATTTCTACTAATAACTATGCTAATCTTGTAGGTATATCCTCTAATGCTTATGCCGTAGTGGTTGGAGCATCCGCAAATGCATATACAAATGTTGTAGGTTCATCATCCAATGCTTATACCAATGTTGCGGTAACAGCATCAAATGCATATACAAATGTTGTAGGTTCATCGGCCAATGCTTATTCAAATTTTGTAGGAATAGCAGGAAATGCTTATACCAATGTTGCGGTAACAGCATCAAATGCATATACAAATGTTGTAGGTTCATCGGCCAATGCTTATTCCGTAGTAATTGGTGCCTCTGGTAATGCTTATGCCAACGTAGTTGGTACATCAGGCAATTCTTATACGGTTGTTGTTGGTACATCAGGTAATGCATTTGCCAATGTTGTTGGTGTTAATGCTAATAACTGGAGCAATTCATATTCTAATACGGTTGGTGTTAATGCTAATAACTGGGCAAATACCGTAGTTCTTAATGCCAATACATATGCTAACTTGGTTGGTGCTAGTGCTAATGCCTATACAATGACCGTGGATTCAAAGGCACAATCGGCATTTACCTTAGCAAATAACGTAAACGGTGCTATAACACTTATATTAGGAAATAGTGCAAACTCTCTACAAGTAGCACAAGCAAACTATAATACAACCAATGCGGCGTTTGACTCTGCTAACACAACTGCTAATAATCTCGCTAATACCGCCGTTGCTGCCAATAACTATGCTGGTTATATGGCAAATTCCGCCAACGGCCGCGCTAATACTACCGTTGCTGCTGCTTATGCATATGTAAATACTACCTCATCTTCAATAAATGCTTATGCTAACCTTGTCGGAACATCTGGCAATGCTTATATAGTTGTTGTTGGTGCTTCAGGAAATGCTTATACAAATACAGTAACAGCATCCGATAGAGCATATACCAATACATCCGTAACATCGGCTAATGCCTATTCCGTAGTAGTTGGTGCCTCTGGTAATGCCTATTCAAACGTTGTAGGAGCATCTGGTAATGCTTATGCTAACGTAGTTGGTGCCTCTGGTAATGCATACTCCAACGTAGTTGGAACGTCAGGAAACGCCTATTCAGTAGTAGTTGGAGCATCTGGTAATGCCTATACTAACGTAGTTGGAACTAGTGCCAATAACTATGCGTCGGCCACATATTATGCTAAAGTGGGCGGAACAATTTCAGGCGATGTATTCATTACAGGCAACTTAACCATTGCTGGTAATACCACATATGCCAATACAAATACATTCCTTGTAGGAAATAATACTATTGTCCTTGATACAAACTTACCAAGTTCTGCATCACCATTCTTAAACGCAGGTATCATTGTTAATAGAGGCAATAAAAATTCTAATGCTGCTATTACATGGGTTGAAGTATCAAATGCTTGGGCATTTACAAGTAATACACTAAATGCTTACACAACTTTTATCGCATCAAATGGTGATGTTCTTTCTGTAGCAACAAATACAACTGCTGCTTTCGGACATTCTAATTTAACTTATGCAGCAGTAAATAGTGCCTTTGGTGTTATCAATGCCGCCTTTGGTGTTGCTAATAATGCCTATACTTCCACTAATGGTTCTGCTGCCTTTGGTTTTGCTAATGGTGTTTCAACCAATACTACCGCAGCATTTGCCAAAGCAAATGGTGTATCAGCCGGTGCTAATGCTTATGCCTCATCGGTTGGTACTTCTACCAATAACTATACATCTGCTACTTACTCAACATTAACACAATTTGGATCAGTGTTTGGTGTTGCTAATTCTGCTTTTACAAAAGCAAATAATGCTGCTACTTCTGCTAATCCAACATTTACAGGAACAATTGATCTTACATCTGCAAGTTTTAAAAACCAAACATTAACAGATGCAGCAACAATTTCGTGGGATACATCATTAGGCACAGTTGCAACTATCACATTAGGCGACAACAGGATTATGGGTGCTCCGACAAATCTCAAAGTTTCTACATATATACTACACGTTTATCAAGACTCAACAGGAGATAGAACTCTTGATTTTACAACCGCAGGTATATTCAAATGGCCAGGAGGTGTTGCTCCTGTAATAACACCAGGTCCAAATGCTCATGATGTTATTTCTTTTGTCTGTGATGGTACTTATCTTTATGGATCATGGTTACCAGACGTAACTTAAGGAAAAAAAATGTCCGAATACGTAGAACTTTATATGGACCAAGGTGCAGACTTTAGCACTACTATACAGATAAATAGTGAAGATAATAATTTAGCACAAAACCTAACTGGTTATATTGTAACCAGTCAAATGAGAAAATCTTTAGTTTCTATAAATGCAACTGCCAACTTGGTTTGTACCATTCCTGATGCCAATACAGGCGAGATTTTTGTAGAACTAGATGCTGCTAATACGGCCAATATAGAGGCTGGAACATATTTCTTTGATGTTAAAGTGAATGATACTGTTGCTGGATTAAGATCCAGACTTATTGAAGGTATTATGTTTGTTACTCCAACAATAACACAATAGGTACAACTATATGGCCAAAATAGTAGTAACAACAACACCTAAAAACCGAATTTTGATAAATACATTTAATGGCGCAGGTGGCGGCGGAGTCCAAGAACTTGTTCAACTTAAAGACGTTGATGCCAGCCATATAGCAAATAACGAGACAGTCGTTTATGATGAGCAAAGTGGAAAATTTGTAATCGAAGCATTGCCCATCTTAGACGGAGGAGAATTTTAAGATATGACAGCAAGTAATACAATCATCCAGATCAAACGATCTTCATCAACAGTAGTTCCAATAGACGGATCACTAAATCCAGCGGAACTTGCGTATTCCTATAATTCTGAAAAACTATTTATAGGTAATGCAGCTGGCGATGGCGTTATAGCCATTGGCGGTCAGTTTTTCATTGATCAACAGAACAGTATTTACGATTTAGTTAATGCTGCTTATGCACAAGCAAATACTTCTTCTGATACATCTTTTATATTTGACCTATTAAATGTAACATTTAATACCACTAATTCTGCATACACTCTTGCTAATGCTAACTTTGATGTTACCAATGCGGCATATGGATTAGCAAATTCCAATTATGATGTTACCAATGCAGCATACACTCTTGCCAATGCTAACTTTGACGTTACCAATGCTGCATATACACTGGCCAATGCTAACTTTGATGTAGCAAATGCTGCTTATGGTTATGCAAACGCATCTAATACTTGGGCAAATACAACATTTGTAAAATTGTCTTTACCTGGACAAACACAAACGATTGCAAGTGATATTGCTATTACAGGTAATCTTAATGTAACTGGTACAACCACTTATGTTAATACAACAACAGCTCAAGTAGGCACTAATCTTCTTATTTTGGATGCAGAGTTACCAAACACAGATGCACCATATATGTTGCAATCTGGTTTTCAAGTTAACCGTGGTTCATCTACCAATACATATCTCGTTTGGGACGAATCATTTACTAAATGGGCCTTTTCAAATGACGGTTTAAATGAACTATTCATTGCTTCTAATACAGACATTGAGGCCGGTAATTCTTATGCATCAGCAGTTGGCGTTGCTGCTAACGTTTATGCTGCGGCAGTTGGTGTATCTGCTAATGTTTATGCCGATGGAGTAGGATCAGCTGCAAATACAAATGCTGCTAATGCATCCTACATTAATACAGGAACACTAGCAGTTCCTTATGGCGGTACAGGAGTAGGTACATTCACCGTAAACGGTATACTATACGGTAATACAACAGGTCCTTTGAACGTAACTGCTGCTGGTACATCAGGTCAAGTATTACAGGCTGATACACTCGGTGTTCCATTCTTCGGTATGCTAGACGGAGGTTCTTTCTAATTTTTTAACTCGTAAACTGGAGATTGGTTATGTCGGATTCAAGTGCTTTTGTTAATTCTTATATTGAAAATGCGATTGGAATGTTACATGAAAATATAAGTACCATTCTACAATTAAAAACGCAGACAAAATTATCAAATGATATAGCAAAAGCAAAAGTTGAAGAAGTAATAAAACTCCAAGAAGAGTTGAATAAAGTTAAATCCGAATTGGAAATGAGTAAGTCCGACCTACAATCAAAGTTGGACTTTACTCGTTCCGATTTGGAAGGCAAATTAAGTAATACTCGCACAGAACTGCAAAAAACTAAAACAATTGACAATGAGCAAATAAATAATGCTCGTAAAGATGCCAAAAGATGGGAAGATGAATGTAATGCATTGAAAAATAAAGTATCAGTTTTAGATACTTTGACTAATCAATTCAATGATGTAAAAAAGCAACTTATTGATAAAAATAATGAATTTAATTCTTTAAAAGAAAAATATGATAGTTTACAAAACTTAGCTACTGAATTAGATAAACTGAAAAAATTACTTGATGAAAAAGAAAAACAAATAGAAATACTTGAAAATCAAAATGTTAAAAAATCGTCTCAATCTTTTCCTAAAAAAAGTATAAATACTAAAAACATTGTTTCATCTGTAGAACCGGAAGAGAAAGCTGACGATTTTTAATGTCAAACACAGTAATTCAACTTAAAAGTTCCGGTGTACCGTCTCATATTCCGACTAGTCTGGCCAATGGTGAGATTGCTCTTAACTATGCTGATGGTAAATTTTATTATAAAAACGTTACAGGACAAATTGTAAGTTTTTCTGGTTCTGGTAATGTTTATAGTTTTGCTACTATTAATGCCAATAACTCTCTTATTACAGCACTAAGTAATAGTTCAGTTCTTTCTATAGTTCCAGGTCAAAATATTGGTATTACTTCCGATATTATCAACGACATCATAACTATTAGTGCTAATTTAAAACCAGCATTTGACATTGCCAATTCTGCATTTAACTATGCTAATACGCTTTCAGGTGGATTAAATCTTACAGACATTAGTGATAGAGCAAACCTTGCTTTAGATGAGGCAAACGCTGCCTATGATGTTGCCAATGCTGCCTATGGTGCTGCTAATGCTGCCAGTGGTGGTATTGATATTACAGCGATTTATAATGAGGCAAACGCTGCCTATGATGTTGCCAATGCTGCCTTTAATTATGCTAATGGAATTGGAACTTATGAATCCGCTTCTTATAATGTTGCTAATGCGGCATTTGACAAGGCCAATTCTGCCAACTCTCTAGCATATAATACTGGTATTGGTGCAAATAACTATGCCGGTGCAATGGCTAATAGTTCTAATGGTTATGCATATAATGTAGGTATTTCTGGTAATGCATATGCCGATACAATTGGAACAAATGCTAATAATTATGCCAATCTATCATTTTATACCATTGCTAACGGACAATCTTTATATGATACATCTAATGCAGCATTTGGTGTCGCTAATTCAGCATATGATAATGCCAATGCTACATTAATACTAACACAGGCAGCATTTGATTATGCCAACTCTATAGGTACCAGTGAAAGTGCGGCGTATCTTGTTGCTAATGATGCCTTTGATACAGCCAATGCTGCTTATGATAAAGCAAACTCTGCCAATTCTTTAGCATACAATACTGGTATCGGTGCTAATGCTTATTCTTACATCTCAACATCTTCTGCAAATAACTATGCTGGTGTTATGGCAAATTCTGTTAATGCTTATGTTGATACATCCACCAGTGCTGCCAATAACTTTGCCGGTGCAATGGCAAATTCATCCAATGCCTATACCAGAACATTTGCTAATACAGTTGGTGTAAAAGCAAACACATGGGCCAATACCGTTGGTGCTTCTGGAAATGCTTATACTAATCTATCCACAACATCTGCCAATAACTATGCTGGATATCTATCAAATACTGTATATGGTTATGTAAACACCTCTATGACAATTGCCAATGCAGCATTTGATAATTCCAATACTTCATATAATCTGACAAATGCAACCTATACTGCGGTTAATTCAGCATTTGGTGTTATCAATGCGGCATTTACAACTGCTAATAATGCACTGGCAAACAATTCTGGTAGCGTATTTAATGGTGACCTGATAATTACAGGAAGTGTAACAGTAGGATCTTCCGAACTCACAAACTTTACATTAACAACATCTTCAAATAATGACCAAATTCTAGACCATTTCCAAACAACTTCATATCGTTCGGCTCATTATACTATTACAATTGATGCTGGTGTTGAATGGGAAACCACACAGATTTCTCTAATTCATAATAGCACAGATACATTTATTACAGAATATGGATTGTTATATACTTCCAACATTCTTGCTACATTTAGTGCATCTGTTACTTTAGGTGAAGTTAGATTAAATGTTGTTCCTAAGTATGCTTCTTCTACAATTAGAGTATTAAGAACAACACTTGATGATTAAGGTATTAAAAATAAAAATTATATAAATAGATAAAATAGACATTTAGGGGAAAGGGAACCAAGTGTCAAACAAAGAATTTATAGTCCGCAATGGGCTAGTTGTCACTGCCAATGCAAACATCACAAATCCAACACTGTTGGTTGCCGGACAAAACGTCCTAGCATCAATCATTTCTGCCAATAACTATGCTGGTTATATGGCAAATTCCTCTAATGTCTATGTCGATACGTCTACCAATGCAGCAAACAACTATGCCGGCGTTATGGCAAACGGTGCAGGTACCATCGCCAATGCGGCCTTTGGTCATTCCAATACAACATATGCTGCGGTCAATTCTGCTTTTGGTGTTATCAATGCCTCATTTGGTTCAGCAAATACCGTAGGTGGTTATGCCAATACAGCTGGATCACTAGCTAACCAGGCAGGTGTTATTGCAAATGCAGCATTTGGTTCATCCAATACAGCAGGATCATACGCAAACACTGCCGGTGGTAATGCCAATCAGGCAGGTGTTATTGCTAACGCATCTTTTACTATTGCTAATGGTGCTTATGATCATTCCAATAACATATCCATTTCTGCCAATAATTGGGCAAATACAGTTGGTGCCGCAGGTAATGTTTATGTAAATACAGCGACTCAAAGTGCTAATAATTATGCCGGTGTTATGGCAAATGCATCTAATGCTTGGGCTAATACAACCGGTGTTTCTGGTAATAATTATGCTGGACTTATGGCAAATAGTTCCAATGGTTATGCTTATACCATTGGTATCTCCGGTAATGCTTATGCTAACTTTGTAGGTGCTGCTGCCAATGCTTATTCTGGGTCAATTGGAGTAAATGCCAATGCTTATGCCAATACTGTAGCAATAGCATCCAATAATTATACAAACGTTGCAGTTGCCGCAGTAAATGCTTATGTCAACTTATCAACCTCAGCATCTAATACCTGGTCCAATACTGTTGGTGCTTCAGGTAATGCCTATGTAAATCTATCCACATCATCAGCAAATAACTATGCTGGTGCAATGGCAAATGCGGTCAATGCTTATACTGCATCATCTTATACAGTCAAGGGAGCATATGATGTTGCTAATGCGGCCTTTGGTATCGCTAATGCTGGATATGTTTCAGGTAATGCTAACTATGTTCTAACAAATACCGTATTTG